GATGTATAGGGTCAATCAGGCTATGGGTGTATGGATATAGGAAAGACTGATAGCTAAGATAAGATATGGAATTAGGGGAGTATGTGAATGTATGGATGTGATGATATTTAGATAATGTTGATTGCTGCCTAGTTTTAAGTATCAAATTTTAAAGATAAATAACGAGTAAGGTATTTTATCATTTTAAAAAAGATAATGCCTTAATAAGCTTTAAAATAAGAAATAGGAGAAAGGCTGAGAGTATGCGGATAGCTATGGGTGTTGGGTTATGTAGATAAATGCCTAGATAGGGAATAGGGTTAAGGCATTGAAGTATGAGTGTTGTGGTTTATTTTTTTTTTATAGTTTATGGATTTGGTTTGGATGGTTTCTTGGTATTTGTGTTAAGCCCTAGCTATTAATTTAGTTGGGGTTTTTTTTTATCTTTGAGTTAGTTTAAATTTATATGTAATAGAGGAATCCCCCTTACGTTTCTACGTTGAGGGGTTTTTTTTGTTGTGGGAGGGTGAGCTCAAATAGGTTGAGGAGTGAGAGTATGCGAAAAGCGTATGGTGGTTGTGGTGTTAGGATGGTGGTTTTAGGGTAGGTTATAGTATTGAATTTCTTGTTTCTTTTTGGTTGTGGGTGTTTTGTTGGTGTGTGGGGTGTGAGGGCTTAAAATGGCTTATTTTGGGTTGTTTGTGTTGTGGGAGACCTCAATGTATTGGAGGAGTGGGGGGTGTTTGTGTAAATGTAAACGTGCTTTGTTGGATATATTATGATATTTTTAACAAATATATTTTGTTCGTATGTAGATAAGTAGTAATTTAGCTCTATCAAATAACCATAAAACACATAAACCACATGAAAACTCAATTAGATTTAAAACTTACTGAATTAGAAATTTTAGTTCTTAAGTCTTTAAGCGAACAAGATGAGTATGATGAAATGCCAACATCAAGCGTAGGTAATTTAACTGAATCTACAGGAATTTGTATTAAATCAATTAGAGGTGTTTTAAGTTCTTTAATTAAAAAAGGTTTAGTTTCAACAACTACTTATGCAAATGGAAAAATTGCATTTCAATATTTAAATAACTAATTCAAAAAGTCAGGGGTGCGACTGTAACGCATATTTTTTAAAACCATAAAACTATAAACCATGAATCAGAAACTAAATGTAAATCAACAAGCAGTTATTATCGTTATTGTCGCTTTTTTATTAACTGCGTATATTCAAAACCTTTAATTAATTTTAATTACCATGAATAAAGAATTTGTGCCATCCGAACAAGCATTATATATGAAAGAATTAGGTTTTGATTATGAATGTTTAGGTTATCATAATTTAGACCCATACCTTCCTAATCCTACATTTAACTTAGTTAAACCATTTGACCACGAATGGTGTTTACCTGCACCACTATACCAACAAGCATTTAGATGGTTTAGAGAGAAGCATAATTTACAATCTCATATAGAATATAATAAAGGTTTTTACGAATGGTGGATATTATTAAATGTAGTAGGATATGATACCTACGAAGAAGCAGAACTTGCTTGTCTTAAAAAATTAATTGAAATAGCTAAAAACAAATAACCTATGAAGGGAGATAAAAGTGTATGATACAGCAATGTAACCGAGGAAGGCAGAGTTGGCTAAGCCTATACACAATGCAACACCCTATTTTATAATTATATGATATATGACAATTTAAAATATGTTTTTCTTTTATTAAATGACAACAATGTAGAATATGTAGGTATGACATTTGATATTGAAAAAAGACATCGTGAATTAAAAAATAAGTTTAATAAAAAATTAAATATTAAAGTAGTATATGAAAATAATAATTCAGTTAAATGTTTTAGGTATTTAACTAGATTAAAAATAAAATACCACTTAGAACCTACTGAATATAATAAGATGTTAAATAATACTTCATTTAAAAAAGGATTTAATGTAAAAGTATGTTGTCCTTATTGTAAAAAAATAGGTGGAAAATATATTATGAAAAGATGGCATTTTAATAATTGTAAAACATACCAAAACAAATAACCTATGAAAGTACAATTCCAACACGAAGATATTAGAAAGTTTCTTTTAAAGAAGTTTGATGAGCTTCAAGGAGAAAATATTTTATTACAATTACAAAAACCTGAAGAACCTCAAAAAGTAGTTAGTGTTAGTGAGGCACTAAACTCTATGTATAATGTAGGTAAGAGTCATGGTTCAATAGAAGGTCAGATGAAGTTCCTAAATGAATTATTGGACTTTTTTCAAATAGAGAAATAATTATAATTAAATTGCATTATAATTAAAATTAAGTATATTTGCATAACACAAAATAACCATCAAAATGAAAAAAACTATCAAAGCTATATTAATAGATAGCGAAAAAAAAGAAGTACGAGAGGTTGAGCTTATCAATGAAAATGGTAGCTACAATCGTAACATGTACAATGAAATTAAGTGCGAATACATTACCTCAGCTTGTGGGGAAATATTTAGCCAAGTCAATCATGCTTTATTTGTAGACGATGAAGGTCTTTTAAAAACAATCCCAATTGGAGCTTTCTCAATATCTATGCACCCACTTTCATATGTTAGTCAAACATTAAGTGGTAATGGTATTATAGTAGGTATTGATGAGGAAGGGGAATCAATTAGCCATACATTGAATGTACAAGCAATTAGAGATATAATTATTTGGGAACCCATCGAAAATCTTCCTAGTCCATCATTTGAATTTACATCTTTTTAATAAACACAAAAAAACCATCAAACATGAAAATCGATTACCAAGTTAGAATACACAAATTAAATAAGTACATAGGTACAAGACCTGATGCAAATTATCCATACAATGAAATACAAGAACAAGAGTATACATATACCTATAATCAATATGACGCTGCAACAAAGGTTTATACTGAATATTGTGTAAACTCAGCAAAAAATATTAGTATGCCATTTGCTTTTCAAAGTAATTATACAATACAAATGCTAGATTCTGAGCAAAATGGCAAAAGAAAAATTTTGTTTCAATTTAATTGCTCAAGTATATAATTAAAATTAATTACCATGAATAGAACCGAATCAAATTCATTTCAAATGCAGGAAATTGAAATAGAAACATTAAGGGAACAAATAAAGAAAGAAAGAGATAAAAATAAGATTTTATCAAAAGCTTTCATCTTCTTACAAGGTGAAGTAGTAGGTAAGGAATTAAATACTCAACACCCATTCCACCCATTCTATTTAGAATATATTCAATCACTTAATAAATGATAAGTTATGGATGAGCAAGATTTAGAAAGATTGAGAAATCAAATCAAATACAATGAATACGCAACTGATAACGAAAGGGAATTAATGGGATGCTTACCATATATATTATGGTTTTTAACTACTATCATATTAATTTACTTTCTAGTAAAGAAGTAATTAAAACAAATTATAATAAATATAAATTATAATTAAAATAAAGTATAATTAAAATAAATTAACACAATGTCACAAAAAGAAAAAGAATACCAAAGGAGTAAGCTAGGTAATTTACTTATTGAGAGAGAATTAACCTTACGAGACTTTGCTGCTATGGTTTACGAAAAGACTGGGTACTTCATCGCAGTAACCAACTTATCGAATTATTGCACAGGGTTTAGACCTATTAAAAAGATTGATATAGCTAAAATGTTTGCCGATACATTAGAGGTGCCTATAACTGATATACTATGAGCAAGAACCTAATCATATACAAAGCCATTCAATACTTGAACTCGAAAGCGAACACCGATTTCAAAAAAGAACTTTATGCAAATGACCCACAAATGCTAAAACTTATTGAGGTAGGTTACAACTACGACCATTTCAAACTAGTCATTGACAAAAAGGTGCAAGATTGGAAAGGAACTAATTTTGAGCAGTATTTAAGACCATACACTTTATTTGGTGCAAAATTCGAAAATTACTTAAATGAAAAACAACGAACTACAACAAACAAAATTGAACAAATCATTAACGCAGTCGAAGGGACGAGGGACATTGATTGGGGATTGGATAAGGAATGACACTGAATTAGCTATTGCTAAAACATTTGAAGAAAAGCGTATTGGGGATTTTGACAAACAAGATATGACCAAGCTAGTCGAACTAATGGCTAAATGGAAACTATTGCTAGGAGTCACCACTGAAACAACTAGTCAGGAGCTTATTGAGATATGCAAGTTCGTGTATGGTAACTTTAAACGATTTACACTATCTGATGTCACCCTAGCCATGAATTGGGCTATTAGTGGTAAAACCGATATGTCATACGTTAGCGTTAAGTCAATGTCAGCTATGTACGTTTCCAAAGCTATCAACCTATATGAAGAGGAAAAGAGAAACATAGTCAATAGGATTGCCGAGTCAAAAGCAGCATATGAGAGAAAGAAAAGCAGGGATGAAATTATACAAGTAACCCCACAAGAGAAAGCTGATACTTTCAAGACCATTCTTATTGATGCTTATGATGACTATAAAAACAAAGGTTCCTTTAATGACTTAGGGGATTTTGTATACAATTGGATGAAGAACAATAAAATCTTCAATCCTTCAAAGCAGGATATTAATGATGCCATGATTTATGGTGAAACCAAATTAAGAGAACTTAGAAAGCTAGAAATAGAAGATAGGGATAAATTTAAGCAACTTACTAAGTACTTACAATCCCAAGACGATGAAACTCGTAAGAAGAAGTTTGCTAGGGAATATGTTATAAGCAAATTCTTTGACAAGGTAGGATTAGGACAATTAGTATCTTATATCAAATTAGAACAATTTCAAAACAAATAAAACAAAACAATCATGAAAAATCAATTAGACTTGAAAAAGGTAAAGAAAGCTTCCTTAGTATTAAGAGCAATAAACCATAAGCTTAGACAAGATATTATGAAGGTTATTGACGAAGAAGGTTCTTCTATTGTAACTAACATTTATACAAAACTTGGAATAGAGCAATCCATAGCTTCTCAGCATCTTCATGTATTAAGAATGGCAAATATTGTTATAGCTAATAGAGAAGGTAAATTCATATACTATTCTATTAACAAAGAAAGAATCAAAGAGATTGAAACATTTGTAGACCAATTATTAAAATAACCATGAAAGAAGCAAATCATATTATTGATATAGTAGCTAATTACTATAATGTAGATAAAAACGATATAGTTAACTCTAGGAATAGAGAAGATAAGATAGTCATACCTAGACACGTTTCACAATATCTTATAAGAGAGATGACTGAATTAAGCTTAAAAGATATAGGACTTATCTATGATAGGAAATATCCAACGATTATACATTCTATACAAAAGGTACAAGTTCAGATGGATAGTAAATATGATAATAGAATGAGAAACGATGTAATTAAATTAAGAAAGTTAATTAAAATTAATTAATATGAAGAATCTTAGGATATTACATGTTTTGAGCCCAGTGAAGTGGAATAACGATACTTTTAACTCTTCAGCAGATTCCAATTGGAAGGTTTGCGAAAAGACAATCAACTTTCTACCTAACTGCCATCATTATGTACTAGTTCCATTGAGCCATGATATAAAGCTTAATGATAGAGATAATGTTTCATTCATTAGATACAACTATCCTAAAAGCGTTCAGATTAATAGGGGAATATTTGATTATAGACAAGTTAAGTTTGATTTCAAGAAAATAGACGTTGACTTCGTGTTTACTCATCAACCTGAATTGACGTTCAACATACAACAATGGTTTCATACGAATAGGTATTACGAGGATGTAGCTTATTTTGGATTTTACCATTGGATTGACTGCAACGCAAGTAGAGGTAGCACAAGTGGATGTCCTTCTTTCTATATGAGACAACTTGAGTCAATGCATATATTAGATGCTAACTTTGTACACTCCGATGTAAGCTTAGAGTATTTTAAGTCTAATTTTAAGAATATAGATTGTACTAGCTTATTAAAAGATGTATACCATATGCCTTTAAGCTCAAAGCTAGAAGTTGAACCTACTCCTTTTGACCTTCCTAATAAGAAGATACTGCTATTTAATCATAGATGGAATAAAAGCAGCGGTATAGAAAAGCTTATTGAATTTACTAAGGATATATCAGATGAATACCTAATATGGGTTACTGATGAAAGTTGCGATGTAAAAGACCCTAGATTCATGGTTAAGCATTTAAAGTATAGTGATTATGTTCATCTTGTAAACAATTGTTACGCTTCATTATGTTTTATATCAGGATATTCAACATGGAATCTAAGTGCTCAGGATTCTTTACTTGCAGGAATACCCTTATTATACTTTAAGCATAAAACCATAGAATTGGTTGTAGGTAATAAGAACTTAGGTTCCTTTAAGACTAAGGATGAGTTTTACCATTTATTAGAAAACCTACCTAAAGTAGATAAGGATATATTATATGAACATGACTTCTTATTTGAGCTTCAATTAAAGAGTGCTATGAATAAGTATTGGTACGATACGAAGAACGTGCCTAGTAATACCGACAAGTGGATTGATTGTATAAAGAACAATATAACCGATAAGCAAAGCATAGTTCGTAAAGTGTATGGGAATGATTGGGGTACTAGTAGTGCTCATTTTATTAGGAGACATTTACTAAATAATGGTATCTTAGACGATACAAATAAACCTTATTCAGATTATTCAATAGAAGGAGAAGAGAAAATAATAAAAAGAGACTTATTTAGTCAATTGTAAAAAGTAATTAATTTTAATTAACAGATAAAAACAAAACAAATGGAATTTTTTAAAGTAATCAACCTAGAGCAAAGCGAAGAACAAGTATTATTAGTTAAATCTCAAGAAGAAGAGAAATTCGACCTTCTTATGTTTATTAACGTAAAAAATCAAACACATCAGGCTAAAGTATCTTTTGACAAAGAGGAAGTTAGGGATAGTGCTTTTGATACATACGATGAAGAGAAAGCTACTAATTTCCTAGAATTTATGCATAACTCAATTATTAAATAATTACACATGAGTCATAATCACTACATAGGTAATGGTAATAATATCACACTACATACAACTAAGATGGTGCAAGTAAGCAATACATTGACACTTAAAGATGCAGATGTTTGGGTAGAATTAGATGTAAACATAAGTGCTGACTTAAGTACCATACCTGAGAAATACCATGAAGTATTTTCAAATATGATAACCTCAAGGTATTTGGGGAGAGTATCTTATTCTGATAATCCATTTAGTCAATGTCATATGCCACCTAAAAAATGGTATCAATTTTGGAAGTAATTAAAAATAATTAACAATGAATCTAAAACATAATTATACTGGTAAAAGGGGTGTCTTTGGTCAACCTAGTTATATTCACTATTGCGTAGGTAAATGCTATTATATCATAAATAGATTAAAAAAGTATCATGTTGTTGGTGGTTCAATTGGCAGGGGGATGTATGGTAGGATTGCAAAATACATAAGAACTGATGAAAACAAACAACAAAGACTTACCAACAAAAGATTATGGTGGGGTAGAAATAAAAAATACCATTAATTAAAATTAATTAACAATGATTCACGAATTTAATACTCCAATAGAAGTACATACCCCACATGGAAAGGGAGAAGCTATATTATTAATAGACTATAATATCAATACAAACTCAATTTGGGTAGTTCGTTTATCAGGGGGTATAGTAAAACACTACGATTCAAATGACATTCTTATATATGGTAATCTAATGAAGCTAAAGCATCAAGATATTAAAATACCCGATAATTGGAAAAAGTAATTAAAATTAATTACTATCAATATCAATAATATATAGTAATTTTATAACCTAAAAAATAACCATGAAAGACACTAAAGAACTAGCAATCCCAACTTTTGACGAACTTATTAGTACCGAATTACAAAAGTACAATGACATCATTCCTAAAGTAGAAGAACTTAAAAAAGAATACCTCCCACTTAAAATTACCTCCATTGATGACAAAGAAGGTTATGAACTAGTTAAGAATGCCTTGAAGTTTATGATTGGCAAAAGACATGACATAGAGGATAAACGTAAGGAATTAAAAGCCGATAGTCTGAAATTTGGTAGAGCAGTGGATGAGAAAGCCAAAGAAATACAAGCAATGATTGCCCCTATTGAAGAACACCTTAAATCTCAAAAGGATAGAATAGACGATGAAATTAGGGAACTTAAAGAAGCAGAAGAAAAGGCAATTCAAGAAAAAAAGTTAAAAAGACACAATAGATTGTTTGAAATGGGGTTTGTCCTATTCTCAAGTGAGTACGCTTGGTATTCCAAAGTAGGGGATAGATTAAAGCACTCTATACATCAATTGAACGTAGAAGATTGGGAAGATGACAAGTTTGATACATGGTGTAACGATTTTCAAAAGATTATTGATAACGAAGCATTGGAGCTTAAACAACAAGAGGAAAAGGAAGCAATAGAAAGAGCCGAATTTCAAAAACAACAATCTAAGTTATTAGAAGAGCAAAATAAGCTCAAATTAGAGCAGGAGGCTATGGCTAAGGAAATGCTAGAGATGAAAGAAGCTAGGACTAATATGAGGATGGAAATAGTCAACAATCTAGGTTTGGTACTTAGTGGTAATTCCTATTGCTATAAAGACAAACAAAATACATTTAACCCTATTATTGGTAAAGACCTAATAGAAAATGCTACAAAAGCTGAGTGGGATGAAAATATTGAATTTTGGAAGAAAGAGATATTGAAACTACAATTAATAGATGTAGAAATTCAAAAACAAAGAGAAATAGAGGAGTATAATCGTTTAGAGGCTTTAAAGAAACAAGCCGAAGAGGATGCAGCTAATAAGTTGAAAAAAGAGCAAGAAGAGGCTAAAATTGCAGAACAAGCTAGAATAGATGGATTAAGTGACTTAGATAAGTATAAAGAATATCTAAACAATTTGACATTGGTAGAACCTCCTATATTTAAAACCAAAAAGTATAACGATGCTATTGGTATCATACAAGAGTACCTTCTTAAAACCTTAAATTCAACAATTACAAAAAAATAACCATGAAAATCAAAAACGCATTGGTACTATTCATTTTAACTTTAATTGGGATGGTATTCATGAGCTTTATTGTACATAAAATACAAACACCATGACCATAGACAAAAAAAGACACTTGGCTAAAACTATTAGTTATCGTATAATAAGCACATTAATAGGATTTGCCATCATGTGGTGGGTAAGTGGTAGTGTAAAGGTTGGGGCTACTTTTGGAGTAGCGGAGCTTGTTTACAAGCCAATTCAGTATTACCTTCACGAAAGATTCTGGTATAAATACATTAAATTTGGAATTAAAAAATAGCTATGAAAACATTCTTATATATATTTTTAATAGTATTCATTTGGGAAATGCTTAAAGAGTTAGCTTACTATATTTTCAGAAAATTAAATAAATAAAAATGGCACACATTGAACAAAGAGACTTTTGCATGTCAGTATTGGCTTTACACCCTAAGTATTTTGAAGGAGTTAAGGTACTAGATGTAGGTTCATTAGATATTAATGGTAATAATAGATACTTATTCACTAATTGCGATTATGTAGGTATTGATGTTGGGAATGGCAATAATGTAGATATTGTCTCAAAAGGTCACGAATTTACAAGTGAGGTTAAATTTGACACTATAATATCCACTGAGTGTTTTGAACACGATATGTTTTACGAAAAGACATTGAATAACATAGTTCACAATCTTTTAAGTGAAAATGGACTATTCTTGTTTACATGTGCAACAATAGGTAGAGCCGAGCATGGCACTAGTAGACAAAATTCAGGTTGCTCTCCATTGACATCAGCACAAGAGGAATGGAAGGATTATTACAAAAATTTAACCATAGAAGATATAAGAGCAGCAATAGATGTAGATAACATATTCTCATCTTATCATTTTGCTATTAATGAAAATAGCCATGACTTATACTTTTGGGGTATCAAAAAATAAATAATATGAGGTATTATCAACTAAAATCAATTTGTGCATGGGTAGGGGAAGATAGCGTTTATCCTTGTGATTCAAACGCATTACCTGATATTGGCAAAGGCATTAAGTTCTTGGATTTAAAACCTGATTGGTTTCAATTGCTAAATACTGAGGAAAAAGAATACATATCTAAACTAATAAAAAATAAATCAAAATGAGTTTTTGTATACTAATACCTACTATTAATAGAAAAGACTTATTAATAGAAGCATTAGAATGGTATTCAATAAATCTACCAAATGTAGATAAGATTGTATTAGATAATGGTAAACAAAACATAGATAATCAATATTTGAAAACAACCATACACGAAGCAGATGAGAATTTAGGGGTGTCAGGTTCTTGGAACTTTTTAATTAAACAAGCCATTTCGAACAATCATACCAATTTCCTAGTTTTAAATGACGATGTTATTTTGCAAAAAGATGAGGATTCATTAAATAGTATCATACAAAATAATGCTAATAATGACTTCAATGTTTGTCAGCCACATTGTAATTGGTCTAGCTTTATATTGAATAAACACATTTACGACCTAGTAGGGGAGTTTGACGAAGGGTTTAAAAAGTGCTATTTTGAAGATAATGACTATGCTTATAGAATGAGCTTAGAAGGAATCAATATAATACATAATAGAATTTTGAACCCTGATGTATATAGAAATTCAATGACTATTCAAAAGGAACCATTCTTAAACAATTATATAGATAATAGAGAATACTATATGAGCAAATGGGGTGGACTCCCTTTAGCAGAATCTTATAAAACCCCCTTTAACAAATAATATGATTAAATACACTTTTCATAGAACAATAGAGATAATAGTCTTTTTCTTATTCTTATTAAATATCCTTATAGGTCAAGCATATTTAATATTAAGTTATTTTGATAAAATACATATTTCTCAAACCAATTTTGTAATTTTATTTATATATCTATTCTTAACAACATTTGCATTAGGCGAAATACTTTTAAAGAGGTGGCATCAAGATGACAAAGACAAAAGACCTTAAATATTGTACTTGTATTTTCTTACACGATAATGAAAAGAAATTACTTTTTATTAATATGCTTAGAAAAGGAAGGATATTCTATAAAACTACTTTGAAAGGAGTTACACGAAGATTTGTAAATAAGTTTATAAAAGGTTTTGACGATAAGGAAGCAAAAGAAATTAATTCACTTGAAATGGAAATTTTATGAAATACTTTGTATTAGTTATGGTTAGTGCATTCATTGGAATGATAATTCTAACTTATGTTCAAAACGAAAAGGGAATAGGCGAAAATGCAGTTAAGGCATTAAAACTAGAAAATGACTCCCTATTGTTGGATAACAAAATTTTAGATTCAATAAATGGTAAGTTACACGATAGCATAAACCTAAAATCATACGAAATACTCGTATTGAAGTCAAAAGATGACAATTTGAAGTTTAAACTAGAACAATTAGATATTAAAATTCAATCCCTAAATAAAAAGTATGAAAAAGCTAATCGTCATTCTAATAATTTTAATTCTATCGAAATACAACGCTATTTCTCAGAACTTAGATAGCTTAACTGCAATACCTAATTCCAAGCTTAGAATAGCAATTAACGTAATAGAAAGAGGAAAGGTAACTGAAGAAGAACTTATTGACACTAAGCAGAAGGTTGCGTATTTGCAAAATAGAATAATTATAAAAGATAGTCTATTATTGAGGTATGGTCAAAAAGACCAATATTGGAGAAAGGTAGATAGCACAAATAATAAAAAGATATTTCATTTAAACCAATATGTGCAAAATAGTCAAAGAATATACGATATTCAGATTAAGCAACTAAAATCACAAAAGATACAAAAATGGGTATATCTAGTGGTTGGAGCTGCTTCAACTTATCTAATAATAAAACATTAAAAATAGCATTTAATGGCTTTCCTATGGTCTTAGTATCGTAGGTCTCCAAAGGTTTGACCATTTATAGCCAAATAAGGTAGTAATATCGTTGGTGTCCTTTAGCAAAAATGGTATCATAGTCAGGTGGCAGTGTTGGTGTCAAATAGAGTTGGGTGTGGGCTTTCGTACGCATTACGGCTATTATAGGTTCGAATCCTATCCTGACTGCACTTCGATAGCCTAGACGAAGTAAATATGAAGGGCAAAGGGGAGGAATAATATAACGTTTTAGTATTCCGTTGGGGCTTATCCTCCCCTATTTTAAATTTAAAAAAAGACCACAAAATGAAGAAAGAAATAAAAATGATTGCTTTGTTTGACTACAATAGCATTACGGGTTTTAGCACAGTTTCTAAAAACTTAGTCAATAATTGGAAAAAGATATTTGGTAGTAGCCTAAAACTAGATATAGTTGCGGTTAACTATTTCGAGGAAAACTACTCAGTAGATGAGAACATACGAGTAATATCTGCTAAAAGGAACGATGTAGCCAAAGATGACTTTGGTAGATATGTATTCATGAAATCATTAATGGATGGCAATTATGACATATCATTCATATTACAAGATTTAGGAGTAGTCACTCCAATGGTTCCACATGTTAAAAAGATATTAGACGATAAGAAAAAGGAAAACAAAAAGCTATTTAAAAGCATTCTATACTTTCCTATTGATTTTGCACTTACACCTAATTTAGTTAAAGGATTAGAGTTTTTTGACCAATTGGCTACATTCACCGAATATGGTCGTAGTATGTTCAATATACTTAGACCTGACTTAAAAACCAAGATTAAGGTTATCCCACATGGTGGAAACACAAAAGACTTTTACCCAATATTGGAAAATGAGGAGGAAGCAAAACTTAAAAAATTTAAAAAAGAGTATTTTGGAGAAGCCAATGTAAGCAAGTTTATAGTTGGATGCGTAAATAGAAATCAATCTAGGAAAGACATTCCAACAACAATTTTTGGATTTATGGAATATTGGGAGAAAAACCCAAAATCATTCTTATACCTACATTGTGACCCAAATGACCCTATGGGTTGGAATTTAAGGACTATTATGTCTCAGACACCATTACAAGAGGGTATTGATTACATGTTTATGCCAATAGAAGAGGGTCATGTAGGAGTTAGCGTAGAGAAATTAAATATGATTTACAACTCATTGGATGTGTTTTTGACTACCGCTACGGGGGGTGGATGGGAACTTACAGTGACTGAGGCGATGGCTTGTCGTGTGCCTACAATCATACCAAGACACACTTCATTCCTAACTTTAGGAGGTGCAAATGGAGAAAGAAGCTATTTTATAGAAACATTGTACCCTATTGTGGCTATGGTAGATAATATCATACGTTTTCAAAGTGACCTTTATGAAATATCTGATACATTGGAATTAATTTACAATCAAAAGCAAGAAGATAGCATTGATTTAGAAAATAGACTAGACAAAGCTTTAGAATTTATAAGAGGTTTAGATTGGAGGGATATTGCAAAAACATTTAGTGAGGATATAAAAAGACTATCATAAAATCTAAAAACCCTATAAATCATCTCGAAATATAGGGTATTTAGTGTCCAAAGATTGGCTCACGCAGGTGAGCTACTACTTTTTCCAAGCCTTGTAAACTAAGTAAGCAACACCCACAATTACGATTGTATTGTGTACATTGTTACCGCCTAACCAGTTTGGAGACTTGATGTCTAAGAAACCTGTTCCCATGATTGATAGATTTAGGGGTGAAAAATATATTACATATCAAATTTAATACTTATTTTTATATCAAATTTGTTTTTTAATGAAAAATACCTTAAAACCTTTAAAGTCGTCTAAGAATATTTCTAAAATAGCTAAGGAAAAGGGTGTGTCTTTACTTTATGCAAGTACGCAATTAAGGAAAGGTATGAAGGTAGAAAGTGAGCATTCTAATTCTAAGGATGTGCAAAGAACAATTGCTTTACAACATTTAGATGAAAATATAGATTATTATAAGAAATTAGCTAAAATGGAATCAACCTTTGAAAAAGGTGGTTTAATATATAAAAAAATATATAATAAAGGTGGTGGAGGTTATACTACAATAATAAATGGTATGTTATATAATATTAATAAACAATATACTAAGGGAACATGGATTGCCCAAAGTTATGATGGAGAATATTATAAAGAAACAACAACTTTAAATGAATTAAAAGATTATTTGGAATACCATAGTAAAACAAATAAAATGGAAAAAGGTGGAGAAGTTAATCCTGACAATGCAAAGATAAAAAATGAAATGATTCATAAATCAGGTAGTGTTGGTGGTTTGCTAGTTGGGAAAAGACATAGTGAGGGTGGAATAAAAGCAATAAACAAGTCAACCAATAGTCCACTAGAAATGGAGGGAGGTGAGGTTGTAATTACTCGTAACGCAGTTAGTGATAATGAAAAAAGGGAGTTTGAAGGTGAAATGCTAACTAATAGAGAAATTCTTTCTCGTATCAATGAAGGTGGTGGGGGTGTCTCTTTTGCAAAAGGAGGTGATGTGCCTAAACACATAATGGTTAGTGGAAAGTCATACAAGTATGGTGGAAAAACAATGAAGGATAGCGAAATAGTTTCCTCATGTGGTTGTCAACATAAAATGCAAGAGGGTGGAGTAACAAATAGTAAATTCTATGAAGGGTTTGAAATAGGAGACGATGGTACCTATAAAATACCTAGTCAAAAAGAATATGGAGTTAAACACCATCATTTACCTCCAAGTGAAGCTTTCAAAAAATTATATGGTCATAAACTAGAAAAAGGGGGAATGATTCAAATTATTGATAAAGTAGTACCACCATTTACATTATTTCAATTGGAAAATGGTAATCAAGATTTTCATATTACTAAAAGTAATTATAAGAATTATTTAAAAAATACACACAATATTGTTTTTGATGAATTGCCACACAAGATTCAAATGGCTTTACTATTGGGTAATCAAAAGCTTGTTGACAAATATATAAACGCATAATAATGGCATACAAAATAAGAGTTAGCATACCATTCCCAAATAAAAATTTTACTTTAGAATTATATCAAATTGGTAATACTACTGAAAGATATTTTTTTATTCCTAGAAATTTAATAAATAATGATGATGCTCAAGATATTTTTAATGAGTTAGGAGAATATAGTATTGTAATTAATAGGAAATTAAATGACTCTCGTACTGATTTTGTATATTTTTATTTTAATGTTAAAGTAACTGATATTCAAAGAGAAAGAGAATTAATGGATGGTATTAATCGTCTATTAGGTAGAATATTTGCATCTTCACCAACAACTACAACAATAGATAATTCATTTAAGTTTAAAGTTGGCGATACTTTTGAGGATATGTCATCAGGAGAAACGTGGACTATTGATGATACTATTAAAAGTGTACAACAATATGCATTAAAAAAAGCTAGAAGCGGTAGTTTACTATTTTTAAATAAAAAAACATTTGAAAATGACGTTGCAAATGGCAAGATTAAACAAATATTTGTAAATCAGCCTCAAGTTTCAAATATGGATATATTAGAGGAGTTACAAAAAGTTAAAAAAGGGGATGTTGTTAAAACAACAATAAAATCAGATGGTAGCATCTACAATGAAATGAATGTTGAATCTATTACAAAAAAACCAACTTTTTGGTCTATAAATGGTATTGATAGAGGATTTACTAGGAGTCTATATGATGATTATTGGAAAGAATTAATAGAAAGTAAAAAGTACGATATTCAAATCATTAAAGCAAATAGTAAAAGTGCTAGTGGAGGTGAGAATTATGGCATATCTCTTATTACTTTAGAAGGTATTATAATTGATGGTGTTAATGAAAAAGCTAATAAACAAGAAAATTCTAAGTGGGATATTATTTATGTAGATACAAAAAATTCTACTATATTATATAGAAGCGAGTTTTTTGTAATAGGCGATGTGATTAAAGCAGTTGCAAAATCTCAAAAAATTGAATATCTATTAAAAATTGTTAATATTAATATATTAGAAAAAGAAATAGAGTTTTTTAATATTAATGAAAAATCACAAGTAACTACTACAATATCATTTGAAACTTTATTTAAAAATTATCATTTATTTATTGAAGAATATTACAATTTAGAGGAAATATTTGACAAACCTATTTTAGTTCCAAAAGCAGATAGTGGTACAACACCAATAACACCTAATAGCACAACACTTAGTGAAATAGACCAAGTTAAAAAAGATTTAGGTCAATTGCTATTTATGAGGACATTAGTTAGTCCAATTGAATTTGAACAAAAAATAGAGATTACTCAACTTATTGATGAAAAGCAAAAGAAGATAAATGAGCTAAATTTTAAAGGTATTGAAGAGAAAATGGCTACTGACCAATTTTTTGATGACCTTTTTGAGCAATCATTTATTGAAATAAAACACGAATATCAGGGAGTATATGCTCCTACTTCGGAGGCAACTGACTTTTTTACACCAAATGGTGAAACAAGTGATTTAAGCATTGGGCTAAACGAAATTATTAGAACTCCACAATTCAAAGAGTGGTTTGGTGATTGGGAGCTTTCATTCATATATAAAGACACTGATGCAATTGAATTGGAATGTTCAAAGGTATTGACATCTAATTATGAACCTAGAGTGGTTTGGCATGGGACGGGTCAAGAGTTTTCTTATTTCATTTTTGATAAATTCCCTGCTGCATATTTTGCGGTGAATAGAGAGTACTCACAATTCTTTTCAGATTTACAAGGTGGTGGTAATGGATATGTTATCCCTTTCTTTTTAAATATTAGGAATCCATTAGATTTAACACATTTTGGAACTGAACTCATTAAGTCAAAAGAATTTTTTGATTACATGTACCTAACAACTGGTCTCACAATGGAGCAATTAGAAGTTAATCCTTTATTCTTATCTAATAGCACTCCTGCATTAGAAACATGGGTATATATAAGGAATAACCCTAAAATGTTACAAAAGATAGCTCAAACGCACATATACGATGGCATTAATTTTTACGAGAGCAATCCAAATGTTCCTGATAAAAGTTCAAATGCACATAAAACTGAGGCTTATATCATATTTGATGCTAACCAATGTAAAATTGCTGACCCAAATAGAGGTATGTTGTTATTTGCTTCTTTAAAATCATTCCTATTAGAAAAAGGAGGTAAAATTTAAAATATGAAACTAAATAGAGATAATTTTAAGAAAACTATGGATGGGGATATTGTTAGATATTCCTATAATTGTAATGATACTGACTTTTACCTTGAGCTTATTGGTCAAAATAAAAATAGAAACATTAAAGTATTTAGTGGAAGTATAGATGATAGACAAAATGAGCTAAAAACTAATGATTCTTTAGAAGCATGGAACTATTTTGAAAACTTATTAAGTGTTTGTAGTGGAGAGCAAGGGTCTAGTGGTGGAGGTAACTTAGGTAATAATCCACAACAAAATCCTAATATATTGCCATTATTGGCTATTGGGAGTGCAAAACAAAATGGATTTAGAACCATTAGTCTATTTGTAGTTATGGATGATAAGAGCCAAGTAAAGATTTTTGATTTTGAAGTAAGCATGGACACAATGCCTCAACCATTACCTGATAACGTATTTACAATAGATTGGAGTGGCGAAGATATTCCACAACTATTAAAATGTGAAGTATTATTAAAAAGATATGAAGATGTAACTTTCGAAGAGGAGCCAAGTAAAAAAGTATTCTTATTTATACCTAAATCAATCACTAATCAAGGTGGAGAAGAAGGTGGTAACACTGAAAAAGGTCAAGAGAGTGAAAAAGGTGAAGGCGAAGAAGGAGAAAAAGGTGAAAAAGGTGAGAAAGGTGAGAAAGGTGAAAAAGGAGAGAAAGGTGAAAAAGGCGAGGAAGGAGAGGGAGAAGGTGAAGGTGAAGGTGAGGAAGGAGAAGGAGAGGGAGAAGGTCAAGGTCAAGGAGAAGGAGAGGGTGAGGAAGGCGAAGGAGAGGGAGAAGGTAAGCCAAGTGATAAACCAAGTGAAGATAAAGGAGAACCTAGCGAGGGAGAAACTAAAGCTTCTAGCCAACTAGAAAAAATGGAATTTTCTAGTACTATTCAAGAAATTTCTAAATCTACCGATGGGGAATATAACCCTAGTGAGTTACTAAGTATCTTTAGGAATGAAGAAAGTGGGGAATTATGGTTATTATCAAATAATTTTACAAAAATAAAAAAAGACTTAAATCTACCAACAAACATTACCGCTAGAGAACTAAGTCGACAAATAATAAATTCAAAAAAATAATATGGCAACTCAAATTGAACTTTTAGAAGGAATAATAAACGACCCTAACACTACTGATGCTAATAGAGAATTAGCACAAAAAAACTTAGCTAGACTTCAATCAGTGGGTAGTGCACAAGTACAAACTGCTGCAATAAGTGGTGAAGGCGATGCCGAATTAATGGCAGTGCTTAATGCTTTACAAAGTGCCTTGAAAAGTGGGGGTGCCAACGTAAGCATGAGTGAAGTACGAAAAGCGGTAAATGAAGAACTTTCTAAAAGAAAAATTACCGAAAGTGATTTAAGCCCTTCATTAATTGCTTTGTTAAATTCAACAAGAAATGTTAAGCTTACAATTGGTAAACTATTAGGTATTCAAACAACTAAGGATGTTAGTCCTAAAACATTGGCTAGACCTTTGACTCAATTGATTTTGAGTGATATTATAGCTAGAAACAATAGTTATTTGTATGGCGGTGCAGGTACTGGTAAAACCTACCTTGCAGAAGAAATTGCAGATATGCTTGGATGGGAGAAAATAACATTGAATTGTAACCAATTTACTTCTCCATTGGATATTTTAGGAGGTCAAACTATTGATGGCTACCAAGAAGGTAAATTATCAATGGCTTGGTCAAATGTTATTGTAAATGCAGATGGTTCAGAGAAAAAAGTAGATGGTTGCGTACTTATATTGGATGAGTTACCTAAAATTGACCCAAACACTGCGGGTATTCTAAATGAAGCTTTAGCTAAAGTAAAAGATTATAAAGTAGACCCTGCAACGGGTATTGCAAAACCTCCTACCATTAGAAATGGTAAAAACAAGGTTTTAGAATTAGGTAACTTGTATGTTATAGCAACGGGTAACGTACCATTAAACACAATTGACCCTGATTACGAGGCTAACTTTAAGCAAGATTTGTCTTTACAAGATAGATTCATTGGTTCTACATATAGAGTATTTGTGGATTATCAATTTGAAGCTGAAACAATCATGAAAGGATTCTCATTCATTTGGTTATTCTTAGTTAAGGTTAGACAATCTATTGAGAAAAATAGAGCAAGTGGACAAGCTTTTGTGTCATTACGTTTAATGGGTAATGTTAAATCTACATATGTAGCATATCGTGAAGTTGTAGATAACGTAGCACAACAAAGAGGTAAAATTAGTAATGATGCGATAACTAATCCTAAAACTATTGTTGAATCAATGGAAAATTTCTTTGGATTGTTTAAACCAGCAACAAAAGAAGCTATTTTGAATGATGTTGATTTCCCTAGATTTAAAGCGATAGTTGAAGAAAAGAATAAAATGCCATATAACTCAAGTGCTCCTAATTTTGACACTGATGCCGAATTGATGGAAGTACAAAAGGTAATATCGGATTATAAAGCAACTCAAAAAACTATATAATGGCTTTTCAAAACAGATTTGAAGGTTATCCTATATTATGTTGGGCTATTGACGATTGGGAGCAATTTTATAGTTCTATAAAAGAGCAATCTTCTTTTTTCAATCTTCAACAATATTTAAACGATTATAATGATAACTCATTTAGTAAAATAAATTTACTATTTGATTCAGCACCATTCAAATTGAATTTAGGTGGTAAAACCGAAAAAAGCAAATTAGTTGCTACCGATAAACCTATGGGAATATTTGATTTCTCATTGGCTTCTATGGGTATGTATAAAGTTCCTGAGTATTTTTCTCAAAAATTGGCAAATGAATATCCCGATAAATTTAAAGACTTTGAGCTTCCTAGTGGAGTAGTGCCACCTAATTTGGTGGTTCAAAAGGTTGATAATGGGGAGAAAATATACATTTACGAAGATGATAATGGTATTTTTGATTGCGTTATTAGACAAAAAGGAGAAACTGCAATTGAAGATGGAGTAAAAGGGGCTAAGTTAAAATATGCAACTAGAAACAGAAAAGTGTATTTAACACACAAAAGAAACAAGGGTAAGGTAAAGTATGTGGAAATATATAGCTTATTCTATTTTACTAGTTTAAGTGGTGACACTCAATTCGCTATTAGACACATACCTGCGATGATGGTTGCAGATTATCTTGAATCAATAGGGGTAATGACTAGAATCTACATGACTAGATTTGTTAAGTTGAATACCAAATGGACATTAAAACAAAATACACCAAATGGAGTAGAATTGCCAATGTACAAAGTGGCTAAGGATAAAAATTTTAAAAATAGCTTATTAATACAACCTATCATAGCTAAAGATTTTGGTCAAGAATTTGATAAGTCATTAGGTTTTATGATTTCTTCAGATAGTTTTAGGAAAGTATATGAATATTTAGCAATGTGGGCTGTTGAAAAAGAAGTTACTGCATCTTTTATTGAAAAAGAAGATATTTATGGTCAACCAAATTTTAGCCAAAATGAATATTTTGAGGGAATTGAGAGGTATAGAAATAAATATCAAGAGTACGTTAAATTAGGTCTTTTTAAGAGTAAAGAGGTATTACCTGAAGCTATGTTGTTTTTTCATGATATGGTTATCAAGAATAGACTTGATTCTTTTTTATATGGGGTAAAAAATTATATAAGAAATAAATATAATGATGCAGATGTGCTTATTGATATAAATATAAATCCATTTTTTAATTGGTGGATGAGACTAAGTGCAACTATCTTAAAGAATAAAATTGATATTGTAAACTCCAATGAGCTAAGAAAGGATTTGTCAGCTATTAGCAATGAAGTATACAATTTTGTATTGGAATTAGATGACATTGTATCTAAAGCAGATGTAAATTTGATTTATCAAGGGCAGACATTAGGTGTTTTTTTCAAAGAGTTAGGAGCAAAAATTTTGCAAGGAACCGATGAAAGCTTAAATGAATTTGGATATTCTATAATAGATAAACAAGGTAGATTTACTTTTAAAAAGTATATCACCAACATCACTTTGGAGATTACAACCTATGCTGAGGGAATATTCTTCGAAACTGAAGAGGATAGACAAGAAGTTAGAAACGAACTACTGAAAAATGTCTTAAACGAATTACAAAACTTTTAATATGAGAGTAAAACCACAAATAACCACAAAACAATTGATGGCTGCAATGACATTATTAAAGAACCTAAAGGATTTTGTAGATAAAAGGTATGGTTCAATATCTAATGTTACTATCATGCAAAATCAAGGATTACCTAATACCATCGTTATTAAATACGAGAAAGAGTCAGTATTAGCGGGGGAAAGAGACTACGAATTTAGAATAGCAACTATTGGTCAAGATGCACAAATTAACTTTATTGACCATAAGTTTAAAGATATTTTTGAAAGAGCATCTTTTTTAAGCGAATCATTGCCATTAAATATAGATGATGAAACACAATATGATAAAATAGATTAATATGCCTTTAAATAAAGAACAAGCACAAGATTTGATTGATAATTTTGTCGTATCAAATGATAGTGAGTTAAATAATATTTCAACTGAAAATCCTGCGTTGTTTGATGCTACTATATCTGCGTTGGATTTCCTTTCTAAAAGATTTGGTACTGCTGAGAAAACTAAAATTGTTGAAAAGCCAATAGTTGAACAAGTTGTAGAAAGCAATTTACCATTTGAAGAAGGCACTAAATTTATAGTACCATTAGATAAAAGTTCAAAAAATAATATATATACCATATCTGATATTAATTTGGATAAGGGAGAGGCAAAAATATCTTGGTATTCCAATGTAGATAAAATTGACAAATCATATAATGAAAAGATAGAAAACGCAAAAGATTATTTTAATGGTGGTCAATGGGTAAAAGTATTGGATGAAATAAAAGAAGAGAAAGTTATTTTTCCATTTGAAGTAGGAGAGCAATTTATAGTAAATGGAACTGATTTAGTATTTGAAATTAAAAGTATATCTACTGAAACCTTACTCGTTGAGTACATAAGCGATGGATTGAAGGTTACAATGGAAAAAGAAAAATTCCTAGATGGGGTTAGAAGTAACTATTATAATAAATACATTCCTAAAAAATCTATTAATGTAGTACAAGCTTCAAATAGTGGTTTTATTGCAAAATTACCTAAGAAAACCATATCTAAAGAGGATAAAGAAATAAAGAGATTACAAAAGGAAATAGATGGATTAGAAGTATTAGCCGAGTTTGACGATGAGGTAAAAGATGAATTGGAAAAAAAGAAGAAGGAATTACAAGCATTAAAACTAAAAAATTCGTAATTTTAAACATATAAACAAAATAACATGGCTACTATAATAAAATTAAAGAGTGATATTAAAAAATTAAAGGGGGCTTTGACTAGTAAAGGATTGAATGCTACTATTAAATCTAAACTAAAAGCTCAATTAGAAAAGGCTCAAAATGAGCTTGAATCAATGAAAGGAGGAGCTAAACCTCGTAAAGTAAGTACTACAAAAGGTACTGCTACTACATTATCTAAGCTTCAAGCATTAGTTGCTAAAAAGAAATATGGTATATATAAGGGTGCGGGTGTAGACTTGAAAAAGGATGCAGAAGAGGGAGCATTGCACGTTGGTCGTAGAGTATCAAAAGGATTAAAAGGAAACCAATTTAGCGATAAAAAGAGTTCAAAAGGTCATGTTTATTATGAATATAGAGCAAATCGTGTTGATGTAAAACAACCAAAAAAGGCTCAAAAATACCCTAAATTAGAGCATGGTGGCTACATGGGTGATGGTGGAGAAATTACAAAGGATAATATAAAAATTGGAGATAGAATTGAATCAAAAGAAGCGGATTATGGTGTTTATGTAGTAAAATCTTTATACAATAAAAATCCTCATATTTGGGAAATAAGAAACAATAGAGGAGAAAGAGTGTTGGGAGAGGGAGAATTAAAGTTTTGGAAATTTTCTAATAAAATGGCTAAAGGTGGAATGACTAAAGATGAATTAGAAGAGATTGAAAAAGAATATTTAGATAATGAAGATAATAACTATCATTCTGAAAATGTTGTTCTTTTGGCAAAACATTTCGGTAATGAAGCAGATTTAAAAGAAGCTAAAAGAATTTTAGAATTACATGAAAAAGAAGGTCACTTATCTTCTGAAAATGGTAAAAAAAGAAGAGACTTACATTTGAAATTAATTAAAAAATGGGATAGTGTAAAAGAACAAAAAATGGCTGATGGTGGGGTGTATCTGAAAAAGAAGTAGTAGAAAGCAATAGTGAAATGGTTTTAAGTCAAATTAAAGCAGTTAAGCATCATGCTGATGAATTATCTCATATCGTATCTACTAAAAGTGATATTGAAGCTTGGGTAGTAGCTAAAATTGAAAGAGCAAGTACCGATTTAAGCGATATTACTCATTACTTAGAATATCAAACTAAGAAAATGGCAATGGGCGGAGAAATTCACAGAACACAAGAATAAAATATGTCAGAGATTTGGAAAGATATTATTGGTTATGAAGGACTCTATCAAGTAAGTAATCTTGGTAGAGTGAAAAGCTGTGAAAAGTTAATAGCACATTTTCGTGGTGGCAATAGAGTTTTGCCTGAAAAATTAAGAAATCCAAGTTTAGATAGTGATGGTTATTTAGTTTTAGATTTGTATAAAGAAGGTAAGGGTAAGTTTTTTAAAGTACATCGTTTGGTAGGTTTTGCATTTTTAGAAGTATTTGAAAATAAAAATCAAATAAATCATATAAATGGAATTAAAACAGACAATACCGTAAGTAATTTAGAATGGTGTAATCAATCTGAAAATCAAATTCATGCTTATAAAGCAAATTTAAAAATACCACAAATTAATAATGAAAAGGCGGTTTTAATGTATAAAAAAGGTAGTTCAGAATTTGTTAAGGAGTTTAAATCAATATCAGAAGCCTCAAATTATCTTTCATGTACAAAAAGTGATATTGTTAATGTATTAAAAAAGAGACAAAAATCAGTTAGAAATCATTCATTTGAATATAAAAATTAATAAAAAATGCGTCTATTTACAAAAGAGATTGATAAAAAATTGTTTGAACAATACAAGTATGGAGCTGATTTGGACAAGCAGATGGTTGTTGCCAAAATTTTTAATCCATATTCAAATGGTGTTTGGTATTTATTGAACTCAGACCCTGAAGACCCTGATTATATTTGGGCAATAGTAGACTTATTTGAACCTGAAATGGGTAGCGTAAGTCGTTCCGAGTTTCAAACAATTAAAGTGCCTCCATTTGGATTAGGACTTGAAAGAGATATATATTTTACTCCAAAACCTGCAAAAGAAGTATGGGAAGGAGTATCGAGAGGAGAAAGATTTGCTAAAGGTGGAAATGTTAAATTTTATGACCAAAATGATGAGTGGAGGTTAAGTAGACCAAGTGGTAGTATAGAAAAAGACATACTTCAAAAAGTTCAACATACCGAAGAAGATTATGTAGGTAATTTTGGTTGGAAAACTAGCAGTGGCAAAATGGCTGATGGATATTTATATAAATTAAATGATTATGACCAAAATTTGGTAAAAGACATTAAATTAAAAGAAGGAGAAAAGATATATAGATATTTCAATCGTACATCTGCAATTGGAGGTATGAAACCTTTAATTAAAATAAATATTGACAAAGAATTATTATACTTTTTAGTAGATAATGATAATGATGATATAATATTTGAAACAAGAGGTATTCAAGCATTATGGATAGCATTGATTAAGCATAAATATGCTCATGGCGGTATGACTGCGGGTCGTTGGTACAAAGACAATAGCGGCAAAGAATTTAGATACATAGGCGAAAGTCAAGGTAAAATGCTATTTAATGATGGAGAGAAGATAGTTACAAAAGATGAAGAAGAATTTGAAGAGAGACCAAAAGAAAGAAAACTTTTTGGCATTTTTGAAGAAGGTGGTGAATTAAATGTAGGCGATGAAGGTATGTTTGAAGGTGGAGAGGCTAAAATCACTAAAATAACTGATACAAAATATGAGTATTCCTATTTAGATGAAGATGGCAAAGAATCGGGTATGAGATTATTAGCTGACAAAAATAAATTTGAAAATCAATTTAGAATTTTTCCTAAAATGGCTCATGGCGGCATGATGGAACATGGTTTAAGAATAGGAGACAAGGTGACAACTGATATGTTTTGGGATAATCAAATAGTTGTAGAAAATTTAAAAACACACAAAAGAGCTCAAATAGACCTAGAAACTGGCAAAAGAATAGATGAATATGCTAGAGGTGGCGAAGTAGTTCCATACATAGTTTGGGTTTCTAAAGATGGAAACAAAAGAGAGTTATTAGGCGAATTTAAGTCTATGAGAGCCGCTGATATGAAAATGAAAAAGCTATGGGAAAGTGGTGAATACAATTCTATGGGTAATATGTCAAAGTCAAGATATGAAAAAGAAGGATTTTACGCTATGGGTGGCGAAGTAAAATTTGCTGACAAGGTAAAAGCAGTTGAAAAAAGCCTATTAGAACGTAAAAAAGTAGCTCCAAAAGTTCAAAAAGACTATGGTAAAACTTATAACAAAAAAGAAGCTCACGAATCTGCATTAAGAATTATTGGTGCTCAAACTGCTAAGTGGAAAGAAAGAAATAAAAAATAAGATATGGCAAGTATTGACCAAATGATATATGATACCGCAATCTCACAAGGATTCAACCCAAAAGCGGCTAAACTAATAGTGGCACAAGCTCGTTTTGAGAGTGCTGACTATACCTCAAACGTATTTAAAAACAATAACAATACAAGTGGTATAAAGTTTATTGGTCAACCTAATGCAGTTCAAGGTACGCTTTCCCCTGAAGGTAACTATTACGCAAAATTCAATACAATACAAGATTCTATTAATGACAAAATAGTAAGACTCTATAATATTACTATGGGAGGTGTTACACCTAAACAATTAAAAGACTCTACTGATGTCAATGATTTTGCCAATAAGTTAAAGAAAAGAGGGTACTATGGCTCAACTCCTTATGGTACTAGTCAAGCAACAAGTGATATTACTAATTACGCTAATGGACTAAAAGCAAAACTTTTAAAAATCAACGTAATTGAGTTTATAAAAAATAACATAACAACGTTGGGAATTGGTTTAATTTTGATAGGAATTGGTGGGTATTACTACTTAAAAAATAAAAATAAATAATTATGTATGGAATAGCAACATATAACGCAACAAAGAAATTTATCCAACTATATGGTATTGGAGTAGCTAGTGCCATAAAAGGAACTAATTTATTCTTCCCTGCGGTTATGGCTCAATCTGCTTTAGAAAGTGGATATGGTAAATACATCCCTGAAGGAAGCAATAACTTTGCGGGTATAAAATACAATCCATCATTGCCAGGAGTTGTTGGGTATGTATTACAAGATACTACTGAGTTCGTAAAAGGTAAGAAAGTAAAAACAAAAGCTAAATTTGCTAAGTTCAAAGATGTGCAATCAGGCTTTAAAGCTCACATAGATGTACTTTTAGGGGATAGATACAAAGATGCTAGAAACAATGCTAAAACTCCTGAAGAACAAATAATTATGATAGCAAAAGCTAAATACACTACTACTAATCCTATTGTGTACTTAAATAGTATGAAAGGGATTATTGAAGCAGTTAGGGACATTGCACAATTAGGTAGAATCAATTAAATCAATTAATATGAATAAGAAATTAGGTATAATAACCTCAATATTAGTAATAGGACTAGGTGGTTGGCTATTTTATAGAAATCAAAGAAATAAAAAAATTGATGAAACTCCAGTATCTTATGAAGATGCTTTGAAAAAATTAGAAAAAATATAGTAATTTTATACATACAAAAAAACCAACAAAATGACAAAGTTTGAACAAAAAGCACAAGAATTAGGATTAGAAATTGGTAAATTATCTAAGTCCTTAAACGCTGAGGTTAGTGAATATTACAAAGGTATTAATGAAGTAAATCAACTTAGAGAGTCGTTAGAAACCGCTGAAGCTGAAGATGTAGATGAAATTGAAAACGATATTAATGAAGCAGAAGATGCTTTAAATGATTTTGACGAGCTATTAGTTGAGAAAATTGAAAAATACAATCTTAACAAGGCATCATACGATGAAAAATTAAGAAAAATGGCTGAGGGTCGTGAAAGAGCAAAATTAGCAAAAGCTCAAGGTCAACCTGCACCTATTCCTAGTCCTACTCCTGCACCTATTCCTACTCCTGCACCAATAGTAGAACCAACTCCTGCACCTACTCCAACTCCTACACCAAAAGTAGAGCCAATTGCTACACCAAAAGAAGAGGAGAAAACTGATTATAGTTGGTTAATTTTTGCAGGTATAGTTGGAGCTTTGACATTAGGAGCAGTTGTTTTAAGAAAAAAATAATTATGGCTTATCATATTCTACCATACACTAAAGAACAAGCTTCTAAATTAGGAGTCATTGTTAAACCTTCTCAAGTTAAAGGCAAAAAGATTGATGTGTTTAATAAGAAAGGAGAAAAATTAGCTAGTATAGGAGCCATTGGATATGGGGATTATCCTACATTCAAGGTTACGCATGGCAAAGAATATGCTGACAATAGAAGAAAATTATATAAGCAAAGACACGAATCGGATAGACATATTAGAAATAGTAATGGTTGGTTTGCTGATAAACTACTTTGGTAGATTAACCATTAAAAAAACAAAAACCATGAAAAACTTTATAAACAACCTTTTGCAAGTAATATTAGTATTTGCAGTAACATGGGTGGTTATTTCAATTTCGTTCCAATTTTATATACTTTATCTACATTTTACTAATCAAGATAATGATATAATAACTATCACTAATAAGATTGATGATATAGTTGGTTATGTAAGATAAATTACGTTTTTTTTATTTGTTTGGTTTTTTAGCATAAATTTGTTAAAGCATTAATTTATTAAAGCATTAATAAAAATTTATACTATGAAATTTGGAATAAGTGAATATTGGAAACCTACACCTAAAAAGGTAAGAAAGTTCGCTGATAGTCTAAGTGTAGCTGCATTAGCTGCATCTACTATTGGATTTGCACAAGATTACAAAGTAGTAGCATACGTTACTCTAAGTTCTGCATTCGTAGGTAAATTTTTATCGAATTTATTCTCTGATGATGAACCAATAAAATCAAATAGCTTATAACATGGCTAATTTTGATATTTTCTTTCCTAAGATATTATCTTCTGAAGGTACAAAGTACGAGAATGACCCCACTGATTTAGGCGGCTGTACTCATTTTGGAATTATTTTGGAGACATTAATAGAGTTCCATTTGGACAAGAACCATGATGGCAAATACACTTGTGACGATGTATTAGCATTAACATTAGAAGATGCTAAAATGGTCTATAAAAAGCTTTATTGGGACTTTTTCAAAGCTGACAATATAAAAAATCAATCATTAGCTGAATACATTGTGGATGGAGCAATTAATCAAGGTAAATACCTAATTGCAAAATATGTTCAAAGTATTTTAAAGGTTACACCTGATGCAATCATTGGTAGTAAAACCCTTCAAGCTATTAACTCTTGTGATTCTAAAATGTTATTCAATACATTGAAACAAATGAGAACCGATAGATACAATAGAATAGTAGCTGCAAACCCTTCTCAAAAGAAGTTTATTAAAGGTTGGATGAATCGAGTTAAATGTATAGAATATAACGCATAAATGTAAAATATTATGGATTTAGGAATAAGTAAGGTAGTTAAAGAGGGAAATGGAAATACATTAATTTATACTGCATTGATAGCAGCGGCAATAGCTAATACTATGCCTACTCCTTTTGATGGTATATATTTTAGAAGAGTAAATAAGTTACAAAGAGACTACGATGAGAATTTAATTACCGCTGAAAACCTAGAATGGCATGTAGCAGGGGAATATTACTTATGGACTTCATTATGGTATGTTGCTTTATTTTCAGGTATATATGCTTTTGGTGGTAAATACAAAAACAATGCTAGAGTGTTATTAGCAATAGCAGCGGGGGGATTGGTTCTAGGGGCAGTTAATAAAAATATTGAAGTAGACAAAGAAGTTAAAAAAAGACTTGCTCAAAATCCAACAAAGTCATTCGTTGGTGATGAAGCTACATTTTGGAACGATGCATTTAATGGAGATAAATAAATATAAAATATAATAATATGGCAAAATACAAATTACTAAAAGATACTTTCACTACTTATGAAATAGGTGGAGTTAAAGCTAATAGAGCATTTTTAGTAGATGAAATCGTTGAGGGTAGCACAAACCCCAAAGACCCTAAAGATGTAACTATATATACCGATGTTAATGGGGAAGAGCCTAATTGGACTATAACACAACCTAGAATTGCGTTACCAATTGACAATATAAAAGAAGTTAGTGGAGTAGAGGCAATGACTAATAAAGCAAAGTGGGGATGGTTAATTGGAGGTACTTTAGCTATATATGGTTTATGGTATTGGTCTCAAACAAGAAAATAAAATATAATAAGAACAAAATATAATTAAAAAATTGTAATTTTAAAAAAAAATAGTTATGAATAATAAAAATATAGTACCAATGGTTATTGGTTATGCTTTAGGTTTAGCGGGTATCTATTTAGTATTTCGTATAGCTTCAGCAGGATGGGCTAAAGGTCAAGGTAAATAATTATAAAATAATAATATTATGGCAAAGGCTACAAAAAAAATCAATGTTGCAGATATTTCTAAACTTGCAAAAAAGATTAGAAAAGAGGGTGAATCTTGGATTGCTGCTATTAAAAGAGCTAGTAATTCTTTAAAAAAAGGATAAAATGGCAATAGTTTATTTACATCGAAGGTTAGATACTAATGATGTTTTTTATGTTGGTATTGGAGCTCAATCTAAAAGAGCATACTTAAAGATTGGCAGAAACAAACATTGGCATAACATTGTAAATAAATTTGGCTATTCTATTGAAATAACTCATGATAATATAATTTGGGAAGAAGCTTGTTCAATAGAAAAATATTTGATTTCTTTTTATGGTAGGAATGATTTATCTAATGGTTCTCTTTGTAATTTAACTGATGGAGGAGATGGTGTTTCTAAAGTTATTTTTACTCAAGAAAGGAAAGATAAAATTAGAAATAAAGCAATTGGAAGAAAGCTTTCTCCTGAACATATAGAAAAAATGAGACAAGCTAATAAAAATAAAATTATTTCTATTGAAACAAGGGAAAAGCTTGTATTTAATTGGCTTGGTAAAACTCATAGCGAATCAACAAGAGACAAACTTAGAAAAGCTAATTTAGGGAAAAAGCATTCAGATGAAACAAAGGAAAAAATGAGGTTATCAAAAATAGGAAAGAAAGCTTCAGAGGAAACCAAATTAAAAATGAGTGAAAGTAGAAAAGGAGAAAAAAATCCTAACTTTGGAAGAGTTTTTGACGAAGAGATAAGAAAAAATATGGCTAAAGCTCAATTAGGGAGAAAGCATTCAGATGAAACAAAAAAGAAGATGAGAGATTCTAAAATTGGAATAACTTATAAAAAAGTGGTAGGTTAAATTAAAAATAAAAAAATGGCTAAAGAGAATGTCATTATTTTCGATGGTGAAGATAAATTTATCAAACCAAAGAAACATGTATATAGTAAGACTAAGGGCAAAGCCGAGTACGCAAATGCGGTAGGTGCACTTGCTACTAGCACAAATCCTGATGAAAATGTCGTAGCATCTGATGTTAGGGCTATTAAGTCTACTATTGTACCAAGTACAACTACTAGTTCAACTACTTCTGAAAGCGTAGCTCCTATTACAACTTTCATTCCTAAAGGGAGTGTAGAAGATGTAGGAACCGCTGCTGATAGAAAATTAGCATTAATAGAACAAAGAGCCGCTGAAGCTGCTGCTGCCGCTGCTAAAGTATTTGATGACACAACTGGTGTTAGAGGTCCAGGCATCGCTGCGGGTTTAGTTGCACAACCAAACTCTTCGGGTGGTAGAATTACCGAGCCTATTCAAAATATTCTTACTCCTAATCCTGCTTTATTAACTGATGCACAAAGAAAAGCAGTTGAGGAAGGAAGAGCAAGTGTAACACTTACCGATACTCCAAGAAGTAAAGATAGTGTGCCTATTTGCGGATATGGGTTAGTATACGATGCTATAAGTAATCAATGCATTCCTGGCAGTAAAGTAGATGTAGGTGCAGGTCAACCAACTGCGGGTACTGAAGGTAGCAATGTAGTTGCAACAAGAGAATCAGGTATATTGGCAACAACAAGTACAACAACAAGTACAACAACAATAGGTGGTAGTATGTATTGTGAAGCAGGTTATTATTATGACATACCTAGTGGTATGTGCATGAAAACACCAACTCAAGGTCATGCTCCTTGTCCATCAGGTTATCTTTGGGATGATACTTTAGGTCAATGTGTTGAAACTAGTGGTACTATAACAACTACTACTACAACAACTACAACAACTCAATCTCCTAGTAACCAAGTGGATGTAAATATTCCAATAGGATTAGGTACTGCTCCAACAATTGGTGGGACTAGTGGTGGTGGTGGTGGAAGTGCATTCCCTGATGAAACACCTAAAGCAGTAGCTCCTAAGAAAAGTTATTTTTGGTACTATGTAGCCGCTGCGGGTTTAGCATACTATCTTTATAAAAAATATAAGAAATAATTAAATGGAACCAATAGTAAATAATAATATGGGTGGTCAACCTCCAATGGCAACACCACCTATGGCAACTCCTCCAATGGCAACCCCACCAATGGCAACCCCACCAATGGCAACACCTCCTATGGGTGGAGTCGATGATATGGGTGGTGGAGGCGGTGCATTCATTAAAAAAAGTGGTGGTATAAAAGCATTCTTTGAAGATATAAATGTATTGGATGTTACTTTTATGGCTATCGTTTTTGGAGCTATTATATATCAAGTTCAATACACTAGATTTATGATGATGCTTGAGAAATCAGGATATGCTGACTTAAGCACAAAACTTCAAAAGCTTGAAAGTTCAATCGCAGCTCAAAAAGCTGAAATGAACGCAAGTGGTAGAATGGATAAGATGAGAAAGAGACCTCTTATGAGGATTGGATAATATTTAATAAAAAAACCATAAAAGAATGATAGATTCAATTACTTGGGGTAATCCACTCCAAAAGCATTTGCCTTATTTAGAACAAGAAGGTACTAGTTTTCTTGAAAAGCATGTACCTCAACTTATAAAATTTAGTTTTCCTAAGAACACTTCAAAGTCTACTAGAGAGGAATTAAATGCTTTAGTGGACAATATCGAAGTGATGAAGAATAATCCTGAAATTCTAAAAAGGTATAAATCATACGATAAATCACTAACTAAAACATTTGCGGATGTTATCGTAGAACAAGAGTTAGGAGAAAAAGGTATTGAAATAGTAGATAGACTACTAGATGATACATTACCATTACTTATTAAGTTAAAGTTCTTTTTTCAAAGACCTAGACCATATCAATTAGCTCATGCTTATAAGCTGAAGCTATTCCCATACGCTACCAAATCTAGTGATAGCCCTTCTTACCCAAGTGGTCATACCCTACAAGCACATTTAATTTGCTACGTTTTGGGTAACCATTTCCCTGAAAAATTTGATTATTTTGAAAAATTAGCCAAAGACATTGAGTATAGTAGACTCTTTTTAGGAGTACACTATGAATCAGATAATGATTATTCTATGTACATATACGAGCTAATTACAAAAGACAAAGAATTTAAAGAGAAATACAAACTATAATGGCAATAGTCTATCTACATAGAAGAAAAGATAATAATGAAATTTTTTATATTGGCATTGGTAAAAATCAAACAAGAGCATATAAAAAAATTAATAGAAATAATCATTGGCATAATGTTGTCAATAAATATGATTATGTAGTTGAAATAACTCACAATAATATTATTTGGGAAGAGGCTTGTTCAATTGAAAAATATCTTATATCATTTTGGAAAGAAAATAGTAAGATTAATTTATGTAATTTAACAGATGGAGGAGAAGGCACATTAAATTTATCAGAAGATATAAAAATAAAACGAAATATAAGTATTAAAAATGCATGGACTCAAGAAAGAAAGGAAAAATATTCAAATATGGTAAGTGGTGAAAAAAATCCATATTATGGTAAAAAGCATTCAATACATATAAAAGAAAAAATGTCTTTAAATAATAATCCAAGAAAACATATTACACAAGAGCACAAAGATAAAATTTCAAAATCTAATTTAGGTAAAAAAAGGTCACAAGAAGTTAAAAATAAGATTTCTAATTTAAGAAAAGGTTGCATTGCATGGAATAAGGGGAAAAAAATGTCAGAAGAATCAAAAGAAAAAGTTAGGCAAAGTGTTTTGGCTATTATGACACAAGAACATAAAGATAAAATTTCAAAATGTACAAAAGAAGCATTAAAGAAAAAAAAGGAAAAAAATGCAATTAACACATAATGGTGGAAATGTAGCAGCAACACAAAAAGGTTGGTTTGAAATAGATGATAAGAGGATGTATTTAAAATCAAATTGGGAACGTAGATACTGCTTATACTTATCATTTATGAAAAAACATGGTCATATAGTAGATTATTGGTATGAACCTGATACTTTTTGGTTTGATGGTATAAAGCGTGGTACTAACAATTATAAACCAGATTGGAAAGTTTTATTTCCAAGTGGTAATTTTGAATACTTTGAGGTAAAAGGATATGAAACTAGTAAAGATAGAACTAAGTATAAAAGAATGGCTAAATACCATCCTACTATTAAGCTAAGAGTAATAGATAAAGTGTGGTTTAAAGAAAGCACAAAATATTTAAAAAAAATAATTAAAGATTGGTAAATTGTAAATATATTTGTATTGTATAAAATTAAGGCATGAATCAAAATCAAAACGTAGAATTACTAGAAACATTACTAGTTAGCATTAAAAATAGAGGTTATAAGAACACATTAAACATGCTAGAGAGTAATCATAAAGTTTCTGAAATAGCTGATGGCTATGAATCTTATGTAATAGATGCTATTTGTGAAAAATTCACAATAACAAGAGAAGATTTATTGTATAGCAGATATGTAAGAGGGGAAAGAAAGTATGCAATAGGTTTTTGCGTACATTATCTATATCAAAAAATGTCTTTAGGGGAGATTAGGAAAAATATATTCAAGAATAAGAATAAAGCGTTATTGACTAGATATAGACAAATGATATTAGACCTAAAGAAAAACGATTTAGCTTATTTAGAAATAAGAAACGATTTAGATAAAAAAATAGAAAACTTTAAATAGTAATTAAATGAGTGAAGAACAAAAAATAACCACGCAAGAAGCTCCTATTAGTCAACCTACTAGAACTTACAATCCATTTTTTGAGAATGTAAACGAGAAACCATATACCAATTTATCGGTAGGTGTTAGTCAAGAACAAATGACAAATGCTATTCCTGAACCAACATTTCAACCTCACTCCATAGACACTGGCGAGAATCCCTACGATATGCTAGGTGGTGATGCGGCTCCTAGTGGTGGTGGCGGTGGTGCTAAAAGCACTCCTCCTCCAATAAACCCTATGATGAACGACTTGTCTGATGCTGAAAAGAAAATGGGTGCTGAACACATGGCTAATCTGATTTTAGATGGCTATGAGCAATTACACGTTTTTGGTAATCAACTATTACAATTTCCTGAAAGAAAACTTAGGAAGTTACAAAGTGAAGGAGAGATAGATTTAGGTATTGAAATACCATATGAATATGGAAAGACAATAACTGCGGGTGAGTTTATTCAAGAATTTAATGAACAAAATAAAGATACTCTAAGCGTAAGTAAAGAGTTTAAGAAAGATGTAAAACCTCCATTAATTAGAGTATTGCAAAAAAGAGGTGCGGGTATGACTGATGAGCAATATCTACTTTTTGCTTTTGGTAAAGACCTTGCAGTTAAAGGGGTTATTATAGCTCAAATGCGTGGTACTATGAATGATATGATTAATATTATAAAAGACCATACATTAGCGTTTAAAGAGAGTGGAATGAGTAGACCAACAAGTACTCAACCAAATCCAACACAACCAACGACAACACCTTCTCCTACTCAACAAGTATATCATGACCAAACGATAAATACTAATGCTGCTGACTTCAACTTTCAAACAAATGAGAGTGTAATGAATAGTAGTGTTCAACAAATGCAAGTTCCAAGCACTGGTAAGGCACGAGTTATTCAACAATTGGCTAAAGAGAAAAAGTGGAAGAAGGATGCAGAAGGAACACCAAGTGCTTACGAACTAGCAATGAAGAATAGAACTAATAATGGCAAAAGAGGTAGAAAAGCAAAGTCTGATTCTATTCCATTAGATGAAGAAGAAATTGCAGAAGCTATTATTTTGAATGAAACTATTAACCAACCAAAGAAGGAAAAAGACCCCTATGCGGATTTAGATTAATATGAGAATCAAAAACCAAGAATGGATTAATTTTAAAAAAACAATCATATCATTTGTAAAAACATTTGAAGAGGAAAGTATACATTTTGATTATCCAATAGAAGATGAAGAGGATTTTAAAATGTTAGTGGAAGATTGTATCGTAAATCCAATATTTACTAAGAAGGAGGATTTTTTAAAAGTAGAGTATGATTTTACTTTTTGCGTAACAAAAATTAGAACATTGTCTTTTTCTAAATATAAAGACTCGGCTAGATTCGAAATAACTTTAAAAGATAGAAAATAAGTATTATGGGTAGAGAACCAATGTTAATGGCAGCTTGTGGTAAAAAAGGAGTTGGTAAGTCATATCAACATATGATAATGATGAACCAATACGTTCAAGGTGACTACTATCAAGGTATTAAAGGAAGGAAGTGCTTAATAATGGATGTGAATGATGAATATGGTGCGGGTACTTATGGAGTTCAAGCAATATCATTAAAGGATGTACCCCTATTCACTGTTCATCCAAGCGTACAAATTCGTAGAGTTAGACCATTTCATCCAAATGGAGCTAGAATGACCCTAGATGAATGGGCTCAAGCATTATTCTATGTACTCAATAGATTTCAGAATGGATTATTACTAATTGAGGATATTAATAAGTTTATCTATGACCACATGCCTGGTGATTTAATTGGTGCTATTTGTACCAATAGACATATTGGATTGGATATTATTTTATCTTATCAATCATTAGGTCGTATTAATACTAAGATATGGGGTAATCTAAATCAATTAAGATTTCATAAGAATAATGAGAGTGTGGAAAGACATGCTCAAAAATTCCCTGATAAGTTTGAGTTTATGCGTATCGCTGAAATAATGGTAAACAATGAATATGGTAGGGGTAATATTAGATACTTCTTATATGTAGATATGGATGAATCTAAGATTAGAGGTAATATACCTGATGATGTAAGGGAGGAAGCTTTGAATCAATATATCAATGAAAATTACAAGCAGATATTGAAACCATATCTTGTTCAAAAAGAAGGAAATAAGAAAAAACACACTGAAGAAAGTGCTATAAAAGAGATAAAAGAAAGGATGATTCACTCTTATTTCTCATAATTACACATTTTACTAACCTATAATAGCCCTTATTATCGAAAGATTTTAGGGGTTATTTGTTTTATATACAAATTGTAACCATACGAAACAATAGAAAAAAAAAGTTACAATAAAGTAAGTAATTAAAATATATTAATGCCTTATAATTACATAAATTTGGAGTGTCAATCATTGAATCTGTATTTAATAGTTGACCCAATTTAAAAATCTAAAATCTTACAAAATGGATTTCAAAAAAATCGCAGGACAATTACTTATCGTTGCAGGAGGTGTTGCTCTATATATGTTGGTTGCAAAGCCACTATTAGACAAGGCTAAAATCGGTGCGTAATCAAGAAGTAACTGAATTTAAAACAAATTCAATTAAAAATTAAAATTCATTAAAAATGAGTAGTATTCAAAAGTATTTACAAATGGCTAATCGCCAAGTAAATGAGCAATTCATCGGTGTAGATGGATTCGTAGATGATGACATGTATTTTGCAGGTGGAGAAAATTTCTTCAGTGCAGATGGCGAAGCAGCTCCAATGGCAGCAGCTCCAGTTTTACGTTCTCAACCTTATATCGTAACAGTTTCTAATGCGTCTAACGCAGCAGTAACTATCGATGTATTCGGTGCTTACATTTATTTGAACAACACTGGTTTCAGTGGTGGTTCTTTAACTGTATCTAACGTAACAATTAGTTCAGGTTTATCAAACGTAACTTACTACAACTTATTGAATCAATCAAGTGTATCTCCATTCACAATTGGTAGTACTTTGATTTCTTCAGTAGCAGGTACAACGTCTCAAGTTTTAGCTCCATTAACATTAAGCACATTAGATGCGAATGGTAACCAAGCTACTAAAATCTTGACACCAACAATTGACCCGTATCAACAACAAAGCGGTGTAATTGAATTGAAGCAACCATTCAGAATCGATGGTTTCACAAAGTTGACTTTCCAACTTTATGCTGCAACAACAGTTCAGTTCCAATTCTACCCTTCTGATACAATCAACATTGCTCGTGGATTGGGTGGAAATCCAGTTTCTAAGCAATATGGTAGTCCAAAGATTATCAGACCTGCAACTAGATAATTCTAGTTTAGAAAGTAGATAAAAAAAATAAGAAAGGGGTGTAAGTTGGGATTTAATATCTTATACTTATACCCTTTTTTTAATTAAAATTTAGTAAATTCGTACTATGTCATTACCTAGAGTAAATATATTCACATACACCGCACAAGCAAATCCTTATTTTGTAAGGTCACTTGCACATAAGTATGGGTATGAATTTGATAAAGACCAACCTTTATCAAGCGTACTACAACAATTGGTTAGCTACGAGGGGGAACCCGCAATGATGGAAATAATTGAGAATAATCCTGATAAGGATTTATTTATGGATTATTTTAAAAAGAAATTTGATTCGAAATTAGTGGAAAAGGATAGTGAAAGAGAGCACACAAAGATTCTTGAAAATTACATGAATTTTTCAGGACAATTACAAGCGGCACAACAAACCGCAGAAAACAAGCAATTAACAAACCAAACAACAATGGCAGTGATATTTGGAACAGTGTTAATAGCTTTTGCAATCATGATTAAAAAATAATACAATGGCAATAAACGCAACACAAGTAGTAAATGAAGCATTATCTTACGCAGTTTTAACTGATAAGAATGGTTTAATTAGATTACTTGAAAGAAATGGTATTCAAATGCCTAATAATCCTTCAGATAATGAAGTTACTTTAGCAGTCTTAATGGCTAATGCTAAGAGTGGCACGTTTAGAAGCGATTTAACAACATATTTAAGCTCACAAGTACCAAAGGCTACTGAAGATTTTAAAAGCTTCACTGCGGTTGATTTTGGGTTTACTGGAATTGATGATTATTCTTTCGTAGGAGAGGATGAATACTTTGGTTTTTTAGGTATTGGTAAAGATAAAGGCTTTTTAGGGTTAGGTAAAAGCACTACAACTAGTACTCCTAAATTAGCAACTCCTAAATTAACAAGTGCACAAAAGAAAGCTGCAAGAGTTGACACAACAACAAATCCTCAAGGTAAAACTAAAGTAGGATTAGCGTTATCTAGTATTGGTGGATTCTTAAAAGATAATGTTTTGACATCTGAAAACGTAAATGCGGGTATTCAAATTGGCTTACAAAGCATGTCTAATAAGACTCAAGCAAAGCAAAACGCATTACAAGAGCAATCTTTACAATTACAAGGTGTTCAAGACCAAATGAAACAAAACTTACCTAATCAACCACAATCTAATATGATGACTTATGTATGGGTAGGTGTTGGAATATTAGCAGTTAGTGTTATTGTATTTTTGGCATACAAAAAGTATAAGAAATAATTAAATCATAATTTAAAATGAAAAATATGTTAAAGGGTAAAAATTTATTGGTACTTGCAGTAGTTGCAGGTGGTGCTTATTGGTATTGGATGAAAATGAAAAAAGATAAAGCAGCAAAAGCAGCTAAATCTACAACTACTCCTAGTGAAGCATCTTGGACTGGTTCTTACTTCAATGCAAGTGGCGAACCTAATGTAAATGCAAGTGGTGTACCTCGTTTTGGTAAAGCAGCAAATATGCCTAGTGGATTAAACACATTAGGTCAGAAATTAACTTATGGAAGATAATATCTTTAAATTATCGTTATGAATAAAAAGACTTTAAATTATGTAATTGGTGGTGGTGTTTTATACATCATTGGCTATTATGTATGGAAACATTATCAAAAGAAACCCACAGTTTTAGTATCAGGTTCAAGTAATGATACACCTGATAATGTTAAATATGCAACTGGCAAAGAACTAAACGCTAATGGTGAACGCATCTATGACACTAATAGTGGTACAATAGATACTTTAATCAATTTAAAAAAGCCTATTTACATCAAGCCTACAAACTCTATTCCAAATGTTTATGATAATAACATTGGGTTGGAAGTTAATTGTAGTGGATATATGAATGCAGCGGGTGGTGTTATTCAAAAAAATTGTAATAAAGTTAATTTAGGTCAAAAATCAAATGGTACACAACTACCACTAGATTTGCCTAAAATAGCGTAAATTTAAACAAATGGCAGAGGCAAAAGATATATTAGATAAAGTAAAACTTTTGAAATCCAAGAGTGATAGTATGGCTTTAAAAAAGACTAAGGGTACTATTGCAGGAGCTTTTATAGGAATGGGTGGTGGTCTTTTAATTGGTATGTCAAGAAGCTATAATCTAGTTTCTTCGGCATTTATAGGAGCTTTGGTTGGTGGTATCGTATCTCAATTGTTATTACCTAAATTAGAAGATAAATGAAGCTAGATAAGAAACAATTAATGGTTGGTGCTAGTATAGTAGCAATCGTTGGAGCTTACTTCGTAATAAAAAGTTTATTAGGTAAAAAAGCTTCAAGTAAAGGTGCTGCAATAGATAGTAATGCCACTAACACCTCAAAAGAAACTACACCTACAAAGAGTGTAGTACCTAGTAATCCTAATTCAATTAAGAAGGGTGATAGGGATAATGGTGCTCCATTAATGCCAAAAGGTAAAGTTGTTGAATTGCAAAAATTAATTAATCAAAAAGGATATTCGTTACCTCAAGATAAATTTAGTGGTAAGAAATTAATTAAGTTGGTTGAAGATGGTATATTTGGTACAAAGACTGAACAAGCTTTACAATTTTGGATTAATAAAAAATCAATTGATACTCAAATGGATTTAAACGCATTAAAAAATGCAATAAATCCTTCAATACCACAATAAAAAATAACCACAAAAAATGGAAGAAGTAAATTTGGAACAAAAGCTAACTGCAAATCAACTCTTCAAACTATATAAAGATGAAGGGGGTACGTTAAACTTTTCGGATTGGCTTAGTAGAGAAAAAAAGAAAGGTGTTTTTCCATTAAACGCTAATCTTAATGAAGATATTAATAACAAGTTGTCACAACTTAAAAGTAGTAATATGAGCAAAACAGTATTTGGATTCCCAACAAGCACTTTACTTATAGTAGGTGGTGTTATCGTAGGTGCAATCGTTATTAGTCAACTAATGAAAAAGAAAGCATAATGAAAAAAGATAATTTAATTTGGTGGATTTTAGGTGGTGCGGGTGCACTTACTTTATATTATTATTATAAAAATAAAAATAGTGTAAAAGCGAGTGAGGTATCAGCGGCTACTATTTTAGTTGAGGAATCAGCTAAGTATAGCAACCCATTATTAGCTCAATATAATATTATGATGCCAGTTGACATTGTAACTAAGAAACAACAAGCTAAGAAAGAGCAATTAACACAAGGAAGATACGCTATTCAACCACAAAGAATACAAGCCCCACTATATATCTAATATGAATTATAAGCTACTTACCCTTTACGAACCAATCATGGTTAAAATCGTGATTAAAACTCAAACACCTCAAGTGATTGTAGTGAAAGTGTTCGATAAAAACCAAGCTAATACTTATTTCACCGATAGAGAAAAAACTATTAATGGACAAGAAGAACTTTTCGTAAGAATGCCTCTTTCTCCATATTCAACAAGTTTATCGGTTTACAATAAGGCTAATGGCAATTTACAAAAGGGGCAAGATAATAGCTTTCAAGTAGTAGATATTAAGAAAGAAGAGTTAGATATTACTTTGGGTAAAACAAAGATGGATAATTCAATGGTACGCAACTTTGTAGCATTTGCTCAAAAGTTTTGTTACAATGCGGGTTGGATTAGTGCCCCAAAAGACTATGTAAGTAGTGTAGGGAGCTTTAAAATAGAATACCTACCATACATTAAGAATAATAAAAGTGGCGAGAAAATGGCTACTCCTGCTCGTATTTCTACTAAAAATGGTAGAATACAAGTATCTCAAGAGTCTTTCTTACCTTATACCATTCCAATGAGAATGGCAATATTGTTACACGAGTTTAGTCACTTTTACTTAAATAGTGATATAACGAATGAAACTGAGGCTGATTTGAATGGATTAACTATATACTTAGGATTAGGTTATCCAATTAGAGAAGCTTATGCTGCGTTTGGAGATACTTTTATAGGTTACCCAAGTGAGCAAAATAAAAAAAGATATGATATAATCAATAAGTTCATTAGAGATTATATAGAAGAATATAAAATAAAAGATGTCTACGCAGTAGGCTATTAAAATTAAAGTTATGGCAAAAGCAGGATTTTACGATTATTACAAAGACTTACCATCATGGGCGAAAGGTATCGTTATTGTTGGTGGTGGAGCAATAGTTTTTTTAGTAGGTAAAAGAGTTTACGATAAAGTATTTCCTACTGACCAAGCTAAAAAGAATCAAGAACTTGTAAATAACATTAGTAGTGAAATTAAGGTTGCTCAATCTAATGGTGACAAGCCAACGTATTTAGATAGTAACTATGTAACTTTTGCTAATACTGCTTATAATGGTATGAGATATGCAGTTGGGGATGATTACGCTGCGGTGGAAAGTACTTTAAAAAGTATGAAAAATAATTTAGATGTTGCTAAATTGATAGCAGCTTTTGGAAATAGACAAAATTATGCTTTTGGAATCCCTGTCGGTAATCCTATGGACTTATTTACTTTCGTAAAAAGTGAGTTAGGTAATGAGTGGGGTGGATTGACTAGTGCTAGAGTAACAAGTATCAACAAAGATTGGGCTGCAAAAGGAATTAAATATCAAATCTAAAAATAAAGGTTATGGCAATTGCAATATTTGGAAAAACATTAATAGGTGGAGAAGCTCAACGAAAAGCGGAAGCTGCAAATGAGTTCGCATCTAAATACCCTTTAAGTCAAGATATTAACGAGGTAAGACAAAATATAGGGAAAGCTACTATTGAGCTATCTACATTAAAAAACTCAAAACCAAGTACTTCAGGTGGTAAGCGTATTAAGACTAGAAATATAACTGCGTTATCTTCATGGATTAACACAATGCAAAATACTATAAAAGATATGCAATCAGGTGTTGGTTCAATTGATAGTGGATTAGCAATAGCTCCTCCAACTGCTGATAGTCTTTTAGGTAAAACTCCTTATAGCGTATTACCTAAATATGGTAACCAAGATTTAGGAATAAAAATACCTACTCCTAGTGGAATTTTAAAAACTCCATTATATACACCTCCTAGTCAAGAAGCTAGTGTTGGCTCAAATGTAGTAACAAATGACACTACAATGGGTGCTAAAGGCGATTATCCACCACCACAAGGTGTTCAAGGTGATAATACGATGAAGTACATAGGACTAGGTGCATTAGGATTAGGTGTTATTGCATTAATCTATTTTTTAGCTAAAAGCAAAAGTAAATAAAAGGCATTATTAACAACAAGAAAAAATTATTTTATGGCAATAGATATGATTGAAAGAACAACCGAAGGTGCACATGCTCCTAGTAGATTAGGTAACCACCAATTTGCTGATGAGAGTAGAGAGTTTAAAAACTTCACCGGGGGGCAAGAATTTTTTCAAGGTGGTGGCGAAGATTGGGCTAACTTATTTGGTAGTCAACTTCGTAAAAAGCATTTGAAAGAAAATCAAGATGCAGAAAGAAAAGCGTGGGCTGCATATCCTGAAAAGACTTGCGATGACATACAAAAGAAATTGAATGGCTTGTCTACTAGAGGAGAATCTATTGTAAAAGAATTAGCTGCAAAGCCAAAGGATGCTTTCTTGCCAGTTAGATTGGCAGTGGTTCGTGAAATAGAAGGTAAACTTAAAGGTATACAAACTCAATTAGATTGTGTTGCTATACAAGCAAAAGCTCAATCAGAAGCAACAAAAGCTGAAACATTAGCTACTTTGACTACTTTAAGTGAGAAATCAATACAAAATGCTAAATCTGATTTATTAGGTGTTGATACATCTACTTCAACTACATCAAATAAGAATTTATTACTATATGGTGGTATTGGATTAGGAGTAATTTTATTAATAGTATTATTAAGAAAGAAATAATGAAAGCATTAAAACCTATTTTGATATTTAGTGGATTAGGAGTAATTGGATTTGCTCTTTATCGTTATTATCAAAAACAAATTAACTTTTTGAAGGATATTCAATATAAGATTATTGGTATCAAAATAGCCAATATATCAAAAGATGATGTTGCATTGGATATTACTCAAAGAGTATACAATGCTTCTAATGTAGAAGCAGTAGTAACTGAGGTGTATTTAGATATATACTTAGATGGTATCAAAGTGGGTAATATTAATGAAATTCAAGATATAGTAATCCTTCCAACAAAATCTACTGATGTTTCTTATAGATTTTCGTTCAATCCTACATTAATATTGAAAAATATTGTAAATTTGGTTACATTAACTTTGAAGTTAAAAGACTTAAGGATAAATGCAGAGGGGTATGTTAAAGTGCATAGTGGGTTCATATATACTACTATTCCTTTTTCATACGAGAATAACTTAAAAAGTTTATTAAAATAATATAAAATGGGAGCAACAAACGTATTTACTTATGTTCTTACTGATGGGAGTTTAACTATATCTAGTTCTCAAAACGTGGTAAGATTAACTGTTTTATGCAAAGCAGGAACTTTAAGCTTTTTAGGTACTTCTAGTTTTAATGGCTTGACTTCGGTAGCTAATGGTTTATCAGCAGGTCAAGGTGTTACTTTAAGTGCTATTTCTGTTTCTCAACCCTTAGATGGAATAACCATAAGTGCTCCAACATCATTAGATGTAACTGAGGTCATGTTATCATTTGGATAGACATATTTACAAAACAAAAAAATCATAAAAATGGAAGAAATGATTATCTCTAAAACTAGAGAAATTTTTAGTAAAGCAATAAAAAGGTTTGCTAAAGTTGACAAAATGGATGAATTGGATATTTCGATTCTTTTAAAGTTAGGTGAGGAAGAGGATAGACAAGTAAAGTATTTAATTTGTCATAATTATGTTCCTAATAGAGAATTGACTATAAAAGAGGTTTTAAACGTAGGAAGAATAGAATTTGGGTTGCCATTAAGTCAATTAGTGCCACCTCAAATTAAGAAGATTATAGAGAACCTTGAAACGCAAATGGAGTCGAAAGATATTGAAGTATGTGTTTATTTGAATAAAGATGATGACGAAGATGTTCGTTATTTCGTATTCAATCAAGGTAAACTTTATAAGGAAGTTTATTTACTTGATTTGATAAAATAATATTATGAGTAGTTCATTTTTAGGAACTGATTCTTTTGGTTTTATAGGTGGCGGCACAAGTTGTGGTGGTGGAGGGTGCGGCAATGGTATTATAGTAGATGGATTAGGTTATTGTTCAGCGATTAGATGTGATGTAGGGAACAATGCATGTGGTTTATATAGTGGTGCACTTGGTGGATATTCAAACACTGCTAGTGCTCAATATTCAGTAATTCTTAATGGTAGTTGTAATAATGCAAGTATAGGTTTTTCAACTATCTTAAATGGTAGATTTAACGTAGCAAGTTGTGATTATGCATTAGTAGGCACTGGGTGTTGTAACACTGCGAGTGCTGATTATTCTTTAATATTAGGTGGTAGAGGAAATACAACGAGTGGTCATTATTCAATTATAGGTGGTGGTTCTTTTAATAATGCTTGTGAATCTCATTCAATTGTAGGTGGTGGTGCTAGTAATAATTCTACAAATGTATTTTCATTCATAGGAACTGGTTCTATTAACAAATCATGTGGTCATTATTCTTTTGTAGGTAATGGTAGGTGTAATACTGCTAGTGACTATTGGTCAACTATATTGAATGGTAGTTGTAATAGTGCAAGTTGTCTTAGTACTATTATAAATGGTCAACGTAACACTGCAAGTGCTCAATATTCTCTTGTTGGAAATGGATATTCAAACTCAGCAAGTGGATTATATTCAAATGTTTTAAATGGGTATTGTAACGTAGTAAGTGGTGATTTTTCTTCTATACTTGGTGGATGTTATAACGCAGTAAGTGGTGCTAACTCAACGATAGTAGGTGGTGGAAATGGGTTTGGGGATTGTAATACTATTAGTGGTAATTATGCATTCATAGGTAGTGGTATTGGTAATCATGTAACTTGTGATTTTTCTTCAATAGTAGGTGGTACTAATAATAGTATTAATGGTGTAAGGTCTTTAATAGGTAATGGTGCTAATAACACTATTAGTGGTAATTATGCATTCATAGGTGGTGGTAATGGTAATATAAATGATTCTTGTGGGTATTCTTCTATTGTTGGTGGGTATATTAACCACATGTCAGCAAGTGCATATATATCATTCATAGGTGGTGGAGCAGGGAATTGCATAACAACAGAGAATAGTCAAATTGGAGGTGGTGATACAAATTATATATGTGGAGGTGGTTATAATGGAACGATAAGTGGAGGAGCAAATAATACAATTAGCGGTGGGTATTCTAGTTTCATAGGTGGTGGTAAAGCTAATACTATATCTAGTACTTATTCTGCAATAGTTGGAGGTAAAAACAACTTTGCATGTGCTTCTTATTCAGGTGTATTTGGATTTGGGTTAACGAATAATGTGGCTTGTTCATTCATGTCAAATAGATTAGTTGCTACTAACTTAACAAATGGAGGAAGTGGTGGATGTGCAGTTTGTGCCGATAGCAATGGTATGTTAGTACCTTATGCGGGTGGTGGAGGTGGTGCTACAATCATACAATTATACAATCAAGTTCCAACAAGTGGTGTTATCAATGTAGATACTACTCCTAGAGTTAATAATAGTACTATAATTTATAACTATAATATTAAGAGTAATGGTAATAGTGAATCAGGCTCTATTGTAGTTGGTTGGAATATTAGCGACCCTACTGCAATTACTTTTAATCAAACCTCAACAATAAGCATTGGAGATACTTCAATGGCTTTATTTAACTTTGTAATTAGTGGTATGGATATAATTGCTCAATTATTAGTGGATATAGCTTATACTAACGCTTGGAATATTGTTTTATCTAAACAATTATTACCTGATAATTCATATGTTCCTGATGCTTACATTATTACTCAAAGTGGAGATTTCATTGTTACTGAGGACAATAATTTCTTAATAACGAATTAATATATTATATATATATGGCTAATGTTAAAATAACCGAATTACCTTTACTACTTTGCGTAAATAGTTGTACTAGTTTGATACCAATTGAGCAAGGTGGTGTAACGTATTCTACCTATGCTTGTAACGTAGGTGGAGGTGGTGGTGGATTTACAATAGCAAACTCTATTGTTGGATGTTGTAATAGTTTAAATGTAGGTGCTTGTAATTCAATGGTAAGTGGGTTTGGTAATGTTGCTGCTTCTACTAATAGTAGCATTTTAAGTGGTGCTTTTAACGTAATCGCTTGTGATGCCTTACCAAACACTCAAAGTGGTGGATATTTTAATGGTTTTGTAAGTGGTCAAACTACATTTAGTGCAGGGTATGGAGATTTAACTGCGTATTATACAGTTGGTAGCACAGTTTCATCTCAATATGTATATGGCACTACGCAATGTAACTATTTTGATATGGTTGTGTGTGGTTCTTCATTTGATGGGACTGCAACAACAATATGCGTAGACCCTACAATTAATACTTGTAGTGGGTACATTATAAAGAGTGGAACTTTCTCTACTTATAGTAGTTATCATCCTAATACAATATCAGGTGGTGCTTTTAATACAATAAGTGGGTATACGAGTGCTTCAACTATTAGTGGAGGCTATCTTAATACTATTAGCAATGGGTATAGCTTTATAGGTGGTGGAGAATATAATATTGTTGGTCTTTGCTATCAAGGTAGTGGTTTTATAGGTGCAGGTGCAGGTAATTGTATACAAGGTAATAATTCTTTTATAGGTGCAGGTGTTAATAATTTTAATTGTGGTAGTTATGCTTTTATAGGTGGTGGTTTTTACAATTGTGCTACTAATACCTATTCAGTTATAGGTGGTGGTTATCGCAACACTGCAAGTGGATATATGTCAGGTATATTAAGTGGTAGATATAATATTGCTTGTGCAACTTATTCAACCATAGTTGGAGGTTTTACAAATATATCTTGTGGTAATTATTCTACAATTAGTGGTGGTTATTGTAATACTAATTATGGAAATTTTTCAAGTATATTAGGTGGTTGCAATAATACTAATTATCAAAACTATTCAAGTATATTAGGTGGTAATAATAACGTAGCTTGTGGGCAATATTCATTTATAGGTAGTGGTAATTGCAATACTTCTTGTGGTAATTGTTCAACAATATTAAATGGTAATTGTAATAATGATAGTGGGTTTAATTATGCCATAATTGCAGGAACAGGAATTACTGCAACTGCTTCTTGTACACTTCACGCAAACTGCTTATGGTTAGGGAATCTACCAACAAGTGCTTCAGGGTTGCCAACAGGTGCTGTATGGAATGATGCAGGAACTTTAAAAATAGTATAAAAAAATATTAAAAAATAGATATATGTCTAATGTTAAAATAACCGAATTACCTTTACTTACAAGCGTAGATGTATGTAATAGTTTAATACCAATTGAACAATGTGGTGTAACGTATTCTACCTATGCTTGTAACGTAGGTGGAGGAGGTGGTGGTGGGTTTACTACTGCTAATCCATTTTATGGTTGTTGTAATCATATAAATGCAAGTGCTTGTAGTTCAAGTGTAAGTGGTCTTGGTAGTGTAGTTGCTTCTGAAAATAGTAGCATTTTAAGTGGTGCTTTTAACGTAATCGCTTGTGATGCCTTACCTAATAGCCAAAGTGGTGGATATTTTAATGGTTTTGTAAGTGGTGCAACTACATTAGCTGCTTGTTTTGGAGATTTAACTGCATATTATTCAGTTGGTAGTACAGTTTCATCTCAAGATTTATATGGAGACCCACAAATTAATTATTTTGATATGGTTGTGTGTGGTTCTTCATTTGATGGGACTGCAACAACAATATGCGTAGACCCTACAATTAATACTTGTAGTGGGTATTTAATTAAGAGTGGAACTTTTTCTACTTATAGTGGTTATCACGCTAATACAATTTCAGGTGGTTCTTTTAACACAATAAATGGGTATACGAGTAATTCAACCATTAGTGGAGGTTATCATAACACTATTAGTGGTGGATATGGTACTATAAGTGGTGGTTATTGTAATACTACTTGTAGTGGAGGTGGTTTTATAGGTGGAGGCAGAAATAATATTGCAAATGGTGGTTTAATAGTTGGTGGTCGAAATAATATTGCAAATGGTGGTTTAATAGGTGGTGGACAAAATAATATTATTTGTAGTGGAGCTCATTTTAGTGCAATAGTTTCAGGTTCTTATAATACTATAAGTACATATTCCTCATTTATAGGAAGTGGAGCATATAACTCTATCAATATTGGGCAAAACGCATTTATAGGGAATGGAGCACATAACACTGCTTGTGGTACTAATTCTAGTGTATTGAATGGGTGTTGTAATAATGCACTTGCTGATTGTTCATTTATACTTGGAGGTAAAACTAATACAACAAGTGGTGCATACTCTATTGTATTAGGTGGGCAACAAAACATAGCTTGTGGTGGGCAATCCATAATTATACAAGGTGGTTCAAATAGTATTTCTGCATCTTATGGAGATAATGGAGTGATAATAAATGGAGGTAATAGCCAAATACAAAGAGGGTATTTTTCATTTATAGGTAATGGTAATACTAATATTATAAATGCTGCTAGTAATAATGCTATTTTAAATGGTAATTTTAATACTATTAGTGGTAATTATAACGAGACTTCTTTTATTATGGGTAGTTGTAACGTAATAGATGCTAGTCAAGGTGTTATATTTGGTAACAATAATTGTACTTGTGGGTTTACTCAAGCTACTATTATAGGAAATGGAATTTGTGCAGTGGCAAGTAACACTTTGCATATTTCAGGTTTATGGTCTTGTGGCTTACCAACAAGTGCAGCAGGTTTACCTACAGGAACAATATGGAACAATAGTGGTGTTTTAAATATAGCTTAAGGTATTATAATTTTTTAAAGGATAGTGAATTTAAAAAACAAAAAAAATGAATGAATTTGTAGTAAAAAATGGTCTTAAAATACCAAGCATACCTAATGGGTGTACTTTAGTTAGTTGCAATGGAGTAGTTGTTAGTGGAAGCGGAGGAAGTGGTGGTGGTGTAACTTCTATTATAGCGGGTTCAAACATAACAATAAGCCCTACTTGTGGTGTTGGTAATGTAACAATTTGTGCAAGTGGAGGTGGTGGTTCTTCGCCAATGGTTGTAGGTACTGGTACTTGTTCTATAAAAGGTAATGGTTGTAATAATACTGCAAGTGGGCAATATTCATTTGTAGGTGGTGGTACTACTAATTGTGCTACTTCATATTTTGCTTTTATAGGTGGTGGTTTTTACAATTGTGCTACTTTATTTTTTTCAACTATTATTGGTGGTTATTGTAATAGTGCAAGTGGGTATAATTCAATTATAGGTGGTGGTACTAAAAATAGTAGTAGTGGAAATTATTCTTTTATAGGTAGTGGTAATTGTAATACTATTAGTTGTTATGGAGGGTTTATAGGTAGTGGTTATAATAATTGTGATAGTGCTAGATATTCATCTATTTTAAATGGATGGTCTAACTTATCTTCTGCAAATTATTCTACAATTTTAAATGGGTGTCTTAATACTGCTAGTGCATGTAATTCAATAGTAGGTGGTGGTCATGGGAATACTGCAAGTGGGCAATATAATTTTATAGGGAATGGTGGTGGTGATGTGAACCCAATTAGAGGTAATACTACTTGTGGTTGTTGGGCAACGATAGTTAATGGTTTCAATAATATTGCTTGTGGCGAATACGCTTACATAGGTAATGGTAGATTTATTGAGGCTTGTGGTCTTTTTAATACTATTAGTGGTGGGTATCGTAACTGCTCCTCAAGTATATGTTATTCATATATGGGTAGTGGTTTTTGTAACGTAGCCACTGGGTGTTTTGCATATTTGGGAACTGGAGAATTTAATAATATAAGTGGAAGCTTTTCAACAATAGTAGGTGGTCGTTACAATACTCCAAGTGGAAGACATTCATCTATTGTTAATGGTTATTGTAACACTGCAAGTGGTTGTTATTCAACTATTTTGAATGGGCAATCTAGTACGGATAGTGGATATAATAATGTTGTAATATCAGGAACTAGCATAACTGCTAATAGAGATTGTACCACTTTTGTAAACAACTTATCTATAATGTCTATACCAACAAGTGCCGCAGGGCTTCCTAGTGGTGCAGTATGGTCTAATAGTGGAGTATTAACAATCGTATAAAAAATATTTAAAAAATAGTTATCTTTAATCTATAAACAAAAAAAGTATAAATTTACAATCAAATTAAAAATTAAAAATCATGTTAGTAGGAAAAATTAATCCAACTGCTAAGTTTCAAAAACAAACTAACCCTTTTAGCCAACCTGAAGTAATCGAAGCTAACCATATGAGTGTTATTGGTCGACCTTATATAGCAGGAGCAGCTAAAAATCGCTTCCAAGTTGTATTTGGTAACTTAGAAGTAAAAGGTAAAAAAACTCGTTTACAAGAATTAGGTTCTTCTGATTTAGAATTAACTTCAGAGGATTTAGCTACTTGGGGAACTGATGACACTATTTTATTAACCATTGCTGCGGCAAAATTAGGTGTAGCGGTTTCTGATTTTGTAGAAGTACAATATATGTAAAATATATGTTTACATTTAGTATTTTATATCACATTTTTAATTAAATTTGTTTTATAAATTAACTAAATATAAATGAACTCAGGTATTTATAAAATACAATCTCCTACTAATAAAATTTATATTGGACAAAGTATAAATTTAAAAAGTAGGGTATCGAAATACTCATCACTTAATTGTAAGCGTCAAGTTAAACTATGGGCTTCTTTATCCAAATATGGATGGGAAGCCCATTTGTTTAATGTAGTACAAGAATTACCAAATGATGTATCTCAAGAAGTATTGAATAATTATGAAGAATTATATTTACAACAATATAAAGATTGTGGATTTGAAATGTTAAATTTAAAAGGTGCTGGAAGATATGGTAAAATTTCTGATGAAACAAAGGAGAAGTTGAAAATTTCATTAACTGAGTATTATAAAAATCCAAATAATAGAGAAAAAACTAAAATAGCTACTAGGAAAGCTATGTCAAATCTAGCTATCATAAAGAAACTTTCAGATGCTAAAAAAGGAAAAAGGTTATCCGAAGAACATAAACGAAAAATATCTGAAAGTAATATTGGTAAATCTAGTTTACATTCTTGGATGAATGCAATAAAGGCTAGAGAAAAGTTAATAGGAAGAAAACAATCTCAAGAAGAAAAAGATAAAAGAGCTATTAAACTTTATAAAAAAATAGAAATCGAAGGAATTATTTATGATTCTATAATACATTACTCTAAAAATTTTAATGTAAATAGAACTAAAATATGGAGAAAATTAAATTCGATTAATTATCCCAATTGGAAATATGTAAACAATTAAATATAATATATGCCTAATGTAATTATTTTTCAAATTAATGGTGGAATTGGTAAGTGTATTGCCTCTACCGCAGTTTGTGCTTCCATTAAGCAAAAGTACCCTACTAGTAAACTAATTGTTGTTTCAGGCTATCCTGAAGTCTATCTAAACAATCCAAATGTAGATAGAACTTACGCTTTTGGAGGACAACAATACTTTTATAAAGAGTACATTGAAAATCAAGAAATACTTGTTTTAGCTCATGACCCTTATCTTGAGACTAAAAACATAAAATGTGAAGAACATTTAATCGAAACTTGGTGTAACATGTTCAATTTGCCTATCGTAAAGAAGAAAGGTGAGTTGTTCCTTACTAAAAGAGAAGTTGACTTCTTTGCAAACAAATATAATTCAGATAAGCCTATTCTCCTTTTACAAACAAATGGAGGTGGGCAATCTGAATTAAAATATTCATGGGCTAGAGATATTCCTTCTTATGTCGTTTTGGAAATTATCAAAACGTATAGCCAAGCTTACAACATTGTACATATTAGAAGAGATGACCAAATAAAATATGATGGCACCATAGGTGTTCAAGATAATTTTAGAGGTTTACTTGTTTTAATAGCTATGAGTGAAAAAAGGTTATTAATGGATAGCTTTGCTCAACACGCAGCAGCAGCATTAGACAAGCCTTCTTCAGTTTTATGGATAGCTAATAGCCCTATCGTTTTCGGGTATGATATGCATACTAATATCATTGCAAATAAAGAAACAAATAATATTCAATTAAGAAGTTCTTATTTAAACAAGTACAACATTTCAGGTGACTTACAAGAGTTTCCTTACAATGATGAAAGAGAAATGTTTAATTTAGATGAGATAATTGAGTCTTTAAAATAATGATAGGTATTTATAAAATAACTTGTATTAATAATAATAAAGTTTATATTGGAAGTAGTTCTAATATAAAAAATAGATGGTTTAGACATAAATCAAATCTAAAATATAATTGTTCAAATCCTAATCTTCAAAATAGTTACAATAAATATGGATTTAATTCATTATTATTTGAAGTTATAGAAGAATGTAATATCAATGATTTAATAGAGAGAGAAACATTTTGGGCGAATAAATATAGAAATGATGGAATTGAATTATTTAATATTGGTGAATTTATAGAAAATCCAACTAGAGGTACAAAATTATCAGAGCATCGTTTACAAGAATTAAGAGACAAATTTAAAGGAGATAAAAATCCTAGTTTTGGTAGAGTATGGATTTATAAAGATGAATTAGTAAAATATGTAAAAAAAGAAGATTTAATTTATTATGAAAAATTAGGTTATGTAAAAGGCTTATCTAAAAGTCATAAATTGAAAATTTCTAAAAAACAAAAAGAAATTGGTAGAACAATGACTGAACATAATAAAGAAATTTTAAAAATTATTAATAAAAAACCAAAATCAAAAGAACATAAGTTAAATTTATCAAATTCAAGAAAGTTAATATATGGAGTAAAAATATTATGTGAAGAAACAAACGAAATTTTTAATTCATATATTGATGCTGCAAAAAAATTTAATATTAGTTATCAAGCAATAAGACAATCAATAAAAAACAACGGAACATGTTGTAAACATCATTTTAAAAAAATATAACCATGAAAAAGATTTTTTATCAAAGCTCTTTGCCTCGCTCGGGCAGTACCCTGTTACAGAATTTGATGGCTCAAAATCCTGACATTTACGCTACTCCAACGAGTGGTGTTTTAGAGTTGATGTTTGCCGCAAGAGCCAATTATACCAATAGTCCTGAGTTTAAAGCTCAAGATGCAGAAACAATGAAAAAAGGTTTTCAAGCCTTTTGCAAAGGTGGTATGATTTCTTTCTACGAAGCAATAACTGATAAAAAATATGTAATAGATAAGTCAAGAGGATGGGGTATTCATCATGACTTCTTACAATTCGTTATTGGAGAAAAGCCAAAGATTATTTGTATGGTTAGAGACCTTAGAGACATTTTTGCTTCTATGGAAGGTAATTATAGAAAGAGTCCTGAAAAACAAGACCCTATATTGGATTGGAGTAAGATGCAAGGCACTAATGTTCAAAAGCGAATGGATATATGGGCTCAAAACCCACCAGTGGGGATGGCTATTGAAAGACTAGCTGAGTTGTTTAGATTAAAAATATCTGATAATGTTTTATTCATAAAGTTTGAGGACTTGTGTTTATACCCTGATTCTCAAATGAAAAAAATATACAATTATCTTGAAATACCTTATTTTGAACACGATTTTGACAATATACAACAAGTTACTAAAGAGGATGATGAAGTGTATGGTGCTTTTGGAGACCATGTTATTAGAACTAAATTATCACCCGTCCTATCTAAAGCACAAGCGTTATTGGGACAAGATATTTGTGACTGGGTTTGGAATAACTACAAATGGTTTTTCGACCAATTTAGATACACTAAATAATACACTATGCTACACAAAATTGATATTAGGTTCAACACTAATTTCCCTTCAAAAAGTCAATTTGAGTGGAGGGTTTTAGTAGATGGAGTAGAAACTTTAGTAAATACCATAAGATGCGAAGTCCCTACATGGACTAGTGAAACCTTTATAGAGGGTCATGGTATGAAATGGCATATGTCTACCGAAGCCAACGAGGTTATCATAGACAAATGGGAATTAAACAAAGTAAAAGCAATAATTAAATAGCATTTTATGTGGGATAAGAAAGTACATGTTAAAAGCTCTTTAGAGAAGAAAGAAGGGCAGTTTACGTTATTTGTGGGTCGGTGGCAACCTTTACATTTAGGTCATCAAAAACTCTTTAAACAAGTGTTAGACGAGGGTGGAAACGTATTAATTGCCATTAGGGATGTAGCACCTGATGAAAAGAATCCTTTTAGTGCTAGTGAGGTATTTGTTACCATTACTGACTTTTATGCTGACTTGATAAAAGAGGGTCGTATTAAGGTTATGAAGATACCTGATGTGTGTTCAATTTCATTTGGTAGAGGGGTAGGATATGATATTGTAGAATACATTCCACCTAGTGAAATAGCTGACATTAGTGCTACGAAGATTCGTGAGGAAATGAAGCAAAAAGGTCAATTATAAATCTATATTGTACGTTTATTTTTGTATTTTTATGTAAAAATATACAATGATAATAGTATTTTATGGTCAACCACACTCAGGTAAAACCACTCTTGCTACTAAGTTACAAGAAACTTTATTCTTACAACATGAGCCCACACCTCCTATAATTGATGGGGATGAAATAAGGAATATCTTTAAGAATAAAGACTATTCAAAAGAGGGGAGAATCAAAAATCTTAATCGTATTAGTGATATTGCTACTTACTTAGAATCTAAGTATAAAGTAGTTATCATTAGTGCGGTTTATCCTATTAAAGAAGCTCGTGAATACTTGGACTCTATATCTGAAAACGTAGTGTGGGTCTATCTTAAATACAATGACATTAGGGGTAGAGAAGAGTTCCATGTAAAGGATTTTGATGTGCCTAGTGGAGTCAACAATCGTAACCTTTTCCTCAATACGAGCATATTTTCAATTGACGAATGCATAAAAGAAGTAATATCTTCAATTTCATTATAATTTATTAATTAATATTTAGTATAGAAACATAATTTATTTGTATTTTTATACTATAAACTAATTAATAATCATGGATGTACAATTTACACCCGATTCTATATTTTCGAATAGACTTGACGATGTAGAAGAAACTTTAGGCAAAATGGATTCAAAAATTAATAAGATTTACGATGTAGTCGTAGGTGATGAAGAGTTTGACCAAGTAGGGCTTATAGGTAGGTTGAAAAAGTTAGAGAAAGAGAATGAAGAAAACAAAGCTTTAAAGAATAAGTTAGTAGGAGCATTCTTAGCAGGAGGTGCATTATGGACAATTCTATGGGAGATGATTAAGACAATGATAAAACATTAAGTATGGGTTTAGAATCAACATTGAGTAATCCTTCATTTCAGCAAACTGCAATAAGCAATGTTTCTAATGCTGCTCCAAAGACTGCCCCTAGTGGTGGTGGTGCTAATGCAGCAAATGCAATAGCACAATTTGCGGAAGTTGGTATTAGCGTTGCAACAACAATAGCAGGTGTTCATGATGAAAGGTTAAGAGCAAAGTTTGAACAAAATTTAGCTTTACTTTCTAATGACCAACAACTCACATTAGCTAAAGCTATCAATAATGCTCAATCTGAAGATGAAAGACTTAGGATAATGACTCAAGTATTAACTAGTTTGTCTAATCAAAGGATTTCAAACATTGAATCATTGGTAGCGGAGCAAGAAAAAAACAAAAGAAATGACTTACTCGTGAAAGCGGGTATTTTTGTTGTTTTAGGTGGAGTATTAATTTATGTATTATCAAGAAATAAATAATGAAAAAGGAATACATACATAGAGAAAATGACGATAGGATTGATGAATTAGAGAAGGCTATTGTAGATAATCTTGATTTAATTGATTGTCCTCTTGTTCATAGATTCACTGATGGTATGTACATACGAGAAATATTTATGCCAAAAGATTCGATAGTAACTAGTAAGATTCATAATACGAATCATCCTTATACTATTTCTAAGGGCAAAGCGATGGTTACTATTGATAATGGTGAATGGGTTGAGTTAGAGGCACCATACACAGGGATTACAAAAGCAGGTACAAGAAGAGTACTTTATGTATTAGAAGATTGTATTTGGACTACTTATCATCCAATAGAGAGAATGAAATTAGAGTTTAATGATTTGAACGATGAAGAGAAGCTAAAAATAGTAGATGAAATTGAAAATGAAATAATAGAGCCACATATTAATTATATAAGTGGAACTAATATTCATTTAGATTATAAGAATAAATTAAATAATAATAAATTAGATTAATATGGCATGGGCAGTATCAGCAGCAGCGGCAATTATTACCGCAGGGACGGGGGTTGCAACCGCAATAGCAGGAACTCATGATGCTAGAAAAAGAGAATTTTATCTTCAAAATTTAGCAGCTTTAGATTTCGAACAAAAGAAAAAGCTTAATGATGACCTAATAAAAGCTAATAGTGAACAAGCTAGACAAGAAATACTTGCTTCTACTTTGGGTAATATTGGAGGTAAAAGAGTAGAGACATTAGGAGCATTAGCAATAGAAAAAGAAAAAACTAATAAAATAGTAACCATCGTTGGTCTAGGCACTGGGGTTCTTTTATTAGGTGGTGTTATATATTCTTTAACAAAAGATAATAAATAAAAAATGGCAATAGTAGAAGGTCAAATATTAACTCCTGAAAAAAAGTCTCTATTAGTAGACGAAATCAATCAAGAGTTAAATAGCGTTAACCAAGCACTAAAAAGTGGTGGTAATAAATTAGCAAATACTTCTTTAGTTCAAACGAGCAAAAGTGTATTACAATCAATATTAAATGACTTATTTAGTAAGAAAGGTGTAATAACACCTGATGAGACTAATAAAGCTTTGGAGGCAATTAATCAATCTAAAAAGGCAAGACTTCAATCGGATTTTTATGGTAGCATTAAAAATTCTACTATTGTGATTATTGGCTTTATTGGTGTTGCAATTGGAATTTACTATTATACTAAAAACAAATCGAAATGAACACTAATTTAAAAAAAGCAATATTAATATCTTTAGGTGGATTATTCATTTATTGGGCTTTTACCAAGATAAAACCTATTGATGTAAAACAAGAAGATAAATCTACTGACACAAAAGCTTCTGCTAGTGGTGAATCTGATGAAGAGCAAAAGAAGAATATAAATTTAGTAATGGGAGCTTATATGTCTGCAAAGAAAGCAGGGGAGTCTCCTCAATTCTTAGCCGACATGAATCGTGAGTTTTTGAAAGAGTATGGTTTAAAAGTAATGAGTGATAAGGGAAGTGGAAAATCATTCGTAGCAGATTCTAATGGCAATAAAGTATCTTAGTATCATAAATGGCAATATTAACACCAATAGTAACACAAGTATCAGTTGCCGATATATCGGTGGTGTGTCCTCTTGACTTTGGTGATACCACAACCCCTATTAATTACAACCAAATAGTTCAAAGTTTAACGACTTTTAATTATGAAGCTCAATTTTTCTATGTTGCTTCTACGAGTTGTGACCAAGTAGGTCAAATATATTACTATACCGATTTTGATGCTTTTGGTAATCAAGTGAATCATTCACTACCATTTACTATCGACCCATATCAAGCTCAATGTGCTGCGTATTTCTATCCTGAAAAAGAAGTAGTAACATTTAATGGTAATAGTTCATTATCGTTTACGATGTTGCCAGGTCAAACTTTGTTCCTAAAAATATACACTAATACTGCATTCTTGGGAAACCTAATGCGTAATCATGGAGCAACAATATCAGGTGATAGTAATTTCCAAGAGTTAGAACACTCGGTTGGATTAGATTATTTTGAAGATTATTGTTTTTACATAGTAGATAAAGAAGATAATAATGCCAACTAAAAACGAACTACTCCAATTTGTAATTACCAACAATACCAATGATTGTAGTATTGATGTGCCTTTATTGTCTGAAAATAATCCTTCAATCAATTCAAGAACTAAGTATACATGGGATATTACAAGTGAAAATGTAGGGTGTGGATGTTGGAATATCGTTATTAATGGAATTACATATCTTAATACATATGATGGTACTTTATTAGGTTTACAACAAGGTTTTTCAAATTTAGGCTTTGGTTTCTTTTGTACGCAAACAATAGGAGCCGATACTTTTTTATATACATTAGACGATATAAACATATATGGTCAAATAGAAACTTGCGTATGTCCTACAACTAGTACTACGACAACTACAACGACTTTATTAATTGCTAATAGCCTTTTATATTATCCTATTGTGGGTTCTATTATAGGCTATAATGATGCAGCTAGTGCATGTGCTGCTAATACAAGTGGACTTCATAATATTAGGGTTTATTATAGTGGTACTTTAGGATTAAGCACAATACTTTATACTGATGCTTCAGGTACTACTCCTATTGTAGTAGATACTACTAAATATTATTATGTAGAAAATCAAGCGGTTCAATTAAATTCTTTAGGTAGTGTATCATCTATTTTAGTATGTCCTAGTACAACTAGTACTACGACTACTACAACTAGTATAACACCACCTATTTCTACAACTACAACTACGAGTACGACAACCACAACAACTGCGGCTCCTACAACTACGAGTACGACAACCACAACAACACTTCCTCAATTATTTAGATATGGTGCTACTTCTAGTGAGGTTTGTAGTGGAGGTGGTAGTTCAATAGCTGCAATTACATACATAGGTGGTGATAGTATTTGTAATGCTGCTCAAATTACTGCTACTGAGTTTTATCCTTTAGCTTCAGGAAATTATGTAATATACGATTCATACAATGGATGGATTCAATATAACAAACCTGATGGAATTGGATTTAACTCAATGACAAGAATTGGTGGTGGATGTAGTCTTTGTAGTTCAGTTACAACAACTAGTACAACAACTACAACAACTACAATATTAGTTTGGTATACTTTATATAATTGCTTGACTGGGGCTACCGAGACAAGTGCTCAATATCCAAATGGTACTTTCTTTGCAAATGATAGAGTAGTATATGGAGGCACGTTATTCTTTAGAGTAATAAATGTACAATACACTGACCCTGGGGGTATACAATGGTTTGTAACTGGCACTGGTGCTTTTGGTTGTCCTACAACGACAACTACAACTACAACGCTACCGCCAGTTGCGGTATCGCTTTCAGTTTCTTGTAATAATGTAGGTGGAACTTACTTAGGTAAGGTAACTGCTACAATAAGTGGTGGTAATGGAGTATATGAAATATTAGCGGGTTATGTAGGTAGTTTAAGTACTTATGTAAGTGCAGGAACTAATCCTTTTGTAATTAGTAGCCCAACTGCTCCTTATGATGGAACGCTTGGATTAAGAAATACATTAGGTGGTTCTGACCAATTCATTGTTCAAGTAAGAGATAGTCTTGGAACTGTGGCTTCACAAAGCACTCCTATATCTTGTATTACTACAACGACAACATCAACAACAACAACTACAACCACATTTGCATTCAATGTTAATGCAAGTTTAGTAAGTGATTATGATGCTTGTAATAATCCTGAGTACACAACTCAACCATTGACTGGTAATGGTAGCAATATTTGTGATAGTACTTATGTTACATTGCCTTCTACCATAACTGCGGATATGAGTGATAATCAAACAATTTATCTTGAGCAAAGGGTGTCAGGGGTATTTAGTGTAGCAACTTATCAAAGAGTAGGCACAACTTCTATTGCTAATAGAATTGTTGTATGTTCTGCTTGTGTCCCTCCTTCTACAACAACTACTACAAGTACTACAACAAGTACAAGTAGTAGTACAACTTCTACAACCACAACTACAACTACATTTGCATTTAATGTTAATGCGAGTTTGGTAAGTGATTATAACGCTTGTAATGCTCCTGAGTACACTTCTCAAACATTGACTGGTAATGGTAGCAATATTTGTGATAGTACCTATGTTACATTAACTCCGACCTTGACTGCGGATATGGGTGATAATCAAACAATTTATCTTGAGCAAAGAGTGTCAGGGGTATTTAGTGTAGCAACTTATCAAAGAGTAGGCACAACTTCTATTGCTAATAGAATCGTTGTTTGCTCTACTTGTGTCCCTCCTTCTACAACAACTACAACAAGTACTACAAGTACAACTAGTAGCACAAGTAGTACTACTAGTACTAGTAGCACAACAACTACAACGACTCAACCTCCTATAACTTATAGCTTCACTGCGGTTTGTGTTGGATTGAATCAAACATTTACTTTAAATAGTTTAGGTGGTGGAGATGGCACAACGTATTATGCAAGTACTACAACATATCCTGACCCTCTAAGTGCGGCAGCAGGGGCTACTTCATTAGTAAGTGGTGGAACAAGAACTTATAGTAGTCAACCTAATGGAACTAGATACATTTATGTAACATCAGGAACTAGGTCGGCACCTCCTTCAGGTGGTACAATTTGTACGACTACAACAACTACAAGTACAACAAGTACAAGTACAAGTAGTAGCACAACTTCTACAACTACAACAACAACTACTTTTGCGTTTATTGTTAATGCAAGTTTAGTAAGTGATTATAACGCTTGTAATGCTCCTGAGTACACTTCTCAAGCATTGACTGGTAATGGAGCTAATATTTGTGATAGTACCTATGTTACATTAACTCCGACCTTGACTGCGGATATGGGTGATAATCAAACAATTTATCTTGAGCAAAGAGTGTCAGGGGTATTTAGTGTAGCAACTTATCAAAGAGTAGGCACAACTTCTATTGCTAATAGAATCGTTGTTTGCTCTACTTGTGTCCCTCCTTCTACAACAACTACAACAAGTACTACAAGTACAACTAGTAGCACAAGTAGTACTACTAGTACTAGTAGCACAACAACTACAACGACTCAACCTCCTATAACTTATAGCTTCACTGCGGTTTGTGTTGGATTGAATCAAACATTTACTTTAAATAGTTTAGGTGGTGGAGATGGCACAACGTATTATGCAAGTACTACAACATATCCTGACCCTCTAAGTGCGGCAGCAGGGGCTACTTCATTAGTAAGTGGTGGAACAAGAACTTATAGTAGTCAACCTAATGGAACTAGATATATTTATGTAACATCAGGAACAAAACAAACAACTCCTTCAAATGGTACAATTTGTACAACAACTACAACTACTACGACAAGTAGTACAAGTACAACAAGTAGTACAACAAGTACAAGTAGCACGACAAGTACAACGACTCAACCTCCTATTGGATATAGCTTTACTGCGGTTTGTGTTGGATTGAATCAAACATTCACTTTAAATAGCTTAAGTGGTGGTAATGGAACTTATTACGCAAGTACTACAACTTACGCTGACCCTGCAAGTGCGGCAGCAGGTGCTACTTCATTGGTAGTTGGTGGTAGTGTAACTTATAGTAGTCAACCTAGTGGTACTAGATACATTTATGTAACATCAGGAACTAGGTCGGCACCTCCTTCAGGTGGTTCAATTTGTACAACTACAACAACTACTAGTACAACAACTACAACTACAACTGCGGCTCCTACTACATATAAGTATATAGCTACTGATTGTAATACTTCTACAACTACTATTTATTCTTCAACTGATGGAGGATTAAATGGTATTACAATACAAACTTCTAGTACTTGTTATAGCTTAGTTTTAACAACAAAAGGAACTGCGGTTGGTTCATTACCTTCATATATTGTAATAGCTGGTTGTGGATTTTGTGGAGTATAAATAATTAAATTATGATAAACCAAACAATACTTAATAATACTCCTAATACGATTGGGATATTTAATGACCTTGTTATTAATACTCAAGAAATAAATAATTTGACTATATTAAGGAATCCAATTAATAATTTAGTTGAACTACATGATAGTACATTATTGCCATTTGACATTTTAATGGTTGATGCTTGTAATTTTATTAAACTTTATGCTAAAAGGCTAATGGAAATCAATTACGAATCAGTGCTATTTGTTGGGTTGGGTTTGGGTATATTCCCTTATTTATCTCAAGATACTACTCAAGATATTGACATAGTAGAAATAAATGATGACATAATTACTTTATGCAAGAATATGGGTCATTTAAAACCCAATATAAATATTATAGAATCTGACATATATAGTTTTACCACTACAAAAACATATGATTTAATAGTTTTTGATATTTGGAATGAAAAAGATGCTAGTTTTTTACAAGCTACTCAAGATTTAACTTCATTGTTTTCTAACAACTTAAATGTAGGTGGGGAGATACATTTTCCTCTTTTAAATTTTGTTGAATAGTAACAAATGCTTTAATTTTAACATACAAAAAAACCATTAAAATGATTAACACAAGAAAGCCCGTTACATTAATGTGCGTTCAACCAAGTATTATTTATTATGCTTGGCAAATTGAAGTAATGCTTACCAACTTCAAAAAATTACAAGTACATACCGAGTTTGACATTGAATGTCTTTTTGCATTTAACAAAAATGAAGAAGATTGGGAGGAAAAAGTAGCTACTATCAAAAAAGTAGAGGATGCTTTTATTGGAGTTGCTAAATTCTTTTTTTATGAAGATACTCGACAATATCCTTTTAGCTATATTTCATCTATTAGACCCAATATATTAAAGCAACATTATAAAGCATTTCCTGAGTTAAATAAAGAGGTTGTATTTTATCATGATTGTGATGTTATATTCTCTAAATTTCCTTTATTCTTACATAATTATCAACAAAAAGATAATAATTGGTATGTCTCCGACACTGTATCTTACATAGGCTATGACTACATTAAGTCAAAAGGTAACGATGTACTTATTAAAATGTGTGATATTGTAGGTATTGACCCACTTGAGGTACAACAAAGACAATTACAAGCAGGGGGTGCTCAATATATTATGAAAGGAGTGGATTATAACTTTTTTCATAAAGTAGAGAAGGATTGCGAAAGGATGTATAAAGAAATATCTGATTTGAATAGTAGAAAAAGAGAATTAGACCCTACTCACCACGAGCTTCAAATATGGACTGCTGATATGTGGTGTATTCTTTGGAATGCATGGTTAAGAGGCTACAATACTAATGTTATTAATGAAATGGATTTTTGTTGGGCAGTGGACAATATTGAAAAATATGATACTAAAACAATATTTCATAATGCAGGAGTAGTTGGTAACGAACCTATTAAATTATTTTATAAAGGTATGTATACCAACAAGCATCCATATAATGATGATTTAAGTGATGTTGACCCTACAAAAGCTTCTAAAAAGTATGCTGAACTAATTGAAGAGGTGGCTAAAAATTCTTGTCTAATTGAAAAATCATAACTTATGTTTGACAAAATAAAAGAGATAGTAGAATCTTACGCTATAATGATTAACCCTACTGAAGAACAAAAAGAATGGGCTCAAAAAAGATTAAAGATTTGTATGGAATGTCCTGAATGGAAAGAAACTGCGGGTATTGCTTATTGTGCTAAATGTGGATGTGCAACAAAAGCAAAAGTATTCACTCCAAAAGGAATGGGTGCTTGTCCTTTAGGGAAGTGGACTATATAATTCAATAAAAATATTAATATGAAGTTACCTACTGAGTATGTAGAAACTAGAAAGAAATACATACTTTTTAAAAACGATTGTGGTGTTACTGATATAACTAGAAAAGGTGGTATTTATGAGCATTACATATTTGATTACATTAGAGACAATCTAAATGTTCAAGGCACTACTATAATTGATGCAGGTGCGAATTTTGGTTTTCATACTTTAGAGTTTGCTGAGTTGGTAGGGGATGAAGGTAAAGTAGTTTCTTTCGAGCCTCAAAGATTAGTCTATTATCAATTATGTGGTAATATCCTTTTGAATGGTCATGATAATGTATATGCTCATAATGTAGCTTTAAGTGATAAAGAGAATATACTTAAAATGGAAAACCTTCAATATCATTCTACTGAACCAATAAATATTGGCAATGCTCACTTAGATGCTTGTACCGATTTAGGTTATAACCTAGTTCGTGTAGCTACATTAGACTCGTTTGAATTAAACAATGTAAGTGTTTTAAAAATTGATGTACAAGGTTATGAGCCAAGAGTTTTAGATGGGGCAAAAGAAACAATTTTAAAAAATAAACCTACTATATTTATTGAAGTGGAAGCACCTCATTTAAACATATATGGGTGGAATGAAAATGACATATTTAGTAGATTGGAAGCATTAGGTTATACTTACAAAAAGGTATTAGATGCTGAACATTTGGTAGACTATGTTGCAATACCTAAATAAATATGACACTAGAAGAAATAATTAAACATAAGCCTGATTCAATACATGATGTAATACCTACTGATTTTTTTAGTAAATATGATGTTAATGATTATGTATTTTGTAAAAACTACTATGAGTGGAATTATGCAATAGCAAAGTATATACAACCAAAAACATTTTTAGAAATAGGAGTGCGTTTTGGTTTTAGCTTTTTACCTAGCTTGGTAGGTTCTGATAGATTAGAGTATGCTTTGGGGTGGGATTTAGAAACTTATGGAGACAATAAAATTGCAAACGAAAATATAGCTAAGTATTACAATGGTAGTTGCAAATGGGAAATACAAAAAGTAGATTCACAAAAAGTGGATGTATTACCACAAAAATTTGATTTTATAAATATTGATGGTTGTCATGATTACGATTGTAAAAAACATGATTTAAACTTAGCTATGGTTAATTGTAGATATGCTTTATTAGATGACTACGATTATCATTCTTATGTAAAAGAATCAATAGACGATTTTATAAAAGAAAATGAGGATAAGATTGAATCTAGTATTTATATACCAACTTTTAGAGGAAGTAAATTAATTAAATTCAAGGGACATGAGTAAGTACTTAGATTATTTTGATGAAGTATATTATATAAACCTTGATTATAGAGAAGATAGAAGAAAGCTTTTTGAAGAAAGGTCGTCTAGTATTGGTATAAATGCTAAAAGGTTTTCAGGTATTGTACCAAATGAAGGAGAACATGATAAAATAGAATCTAATAAATTAGATAGCAGGAGAAAATGGAAAGTAGGTTGTACTTTGTCACATCAAGCAATAATACAAATAGCTAAGGATAGTGGACTTCAAAATGTTTTAATATTTGAGGATGATTGTATCTTTTTGGATGGGTTTGAAGAAAAAGCCCAAAAATGTGTAAATGATTTAAAAAACATAGAGTGGGACTTAATGTATTTTGGAGGTCAACCAAATCAATATGCAAAATATATTAGTGACAACTTGGGTCAAATTGAAAATGGAGGTATATACTCTACTCATGCGTATGCTATAAATAATACATTTTACGATAAAGTACTTGATTGTGGGTCTGAATTATACGATACTATTGATATTCTATATTTGAATTATCATTCTGCTCAAAGAAAGCTATTAGCTAGTAAAGACATTTTAACGCTACAAGATGTAACCTACTCTGATTTGTGGGGCACCATTGTAAATTCACAAGAATATTCAAAAATGGATTGGGATAAATACATAACTCAACCTTTAAATAAAAAATAAACATGAAAAAAGTTAGTTTCGTTTGTACTACCTATGGTAGATTTACTTGCGTTGAAAGGATAGTTGCACAATACCACGCACAAACGTATCAGAATAAAGAGTTAATTATATTTAATACTGATGTAAAACACCCATACGAATTAGGATTTGAGGATAGCTCAATCATTATAGTTAATAATGACATTGATTATGAAAGTGGCAAACCTTATGAAAATAGAGGTCAAATTTGTAGAGATGCGGTAACTCACGCAAATGGAGATTATTTCATGTTAGCTGATGATGATGATATTTACTTATCATGGCATTTACAACAAGCGGTGGAGGGTATTGAAGCCAATGAGAAAGATGCATGGAAACCTGAGAGAAGTTTTTTTGCAGCACCAGGCAAAGTGGAGATGTGTAAAAATACCTTAGAAGCTTCAGTTATCGTAAAGATGGAAAGGATTAGAGAAATAGGATTTAGAGTAGATATTACTGGCTATGAAGGTCTAAGTTGGTATACTAAATTAAGAGACGAAGGTCATTTAGATGAAAATAATAGTTACTATTTACCTTCTTATTGTTTCAATTGGTCTGACCCACACGAAATAGCAGGACACAAACAAAGTGGAGCTATTGGCTCTCCTAATAACTTTGAAAATCATAAAGAGGCATCTAAAGATTATGCAAAAAGACCTTTAGAGAAAACACCTATCGAAAAATTAGAAAGGGAAACCTATAAGCCATACCACGATTTTATCGTAGCTCACTATTTAGATTTCCCTAAAGATTTACTTGACAAATATTTTCCTATTCAGGAATATCAGGCAAAGCATTCAGTGTCCCAATAACATTAGCTTGTTTATGGCTCACTATTTTCTTTCCATCAATGATTCTAATTTCGTTATTGTCATCTAAGCTTAAAATGGCTCCACCTTCTAGTTGGTTATCCATTTCAACTGCTTTCTTACCATAGTAGTCTTTTGGTAACATTTTAGCTAATTGCACCAATGCGGTTTTCCTAACCATCCACATGTTAGGGTCTTTCTTGTCATTGAAATAAAGGTCATTCTCATATCTTGACATAGACTTAATCTGAGTTATTTGCCCTTTTGTCAATACTTGGAATTGATAGTCACCATTCTTTAATTTAGCTACTGCATAAACGAATTTAAGCGTATTAGAGTTCCTTTGTACATCAAAGTTAGGTTTATGTATGATGTTTTGTTCAAGCCCATAAATAGCCTCAAATTCATCCCCTTCGTACACACACTCAGTATGTATCTTAGTTATTTCTCCACTTCTTAAAAGGATATTAACTAATCCCTTGTAACCTATTTGTGGTGTTGCGGTCATCTTTTCATTAATATTTCTAGGAATAATGTAAAACTCTCCTAACATATCACTAGGTATTAATCCAATTTCGGCTCCTGCTAGTATCGATGCAAACAATGAACTTGGGTTCTCTTTAAATGCTTGTAATAGCTTTTCATTCTTTTTAAGCTCAGATACAACGATTTGCACAAATTGAGAAGGTTCAATATTATGCTTCGATAATAAGTTGGGAAGCACATTCTTTTTGTAAGCTTCTAGGTTGTTGTGAAATTGCTGAATAGGAGTTAATGGTTTGGTAGGCAGTGGAGCAGGTGTAATTGGCTTTTGCTCTTCTACCTTCATTACATTGGATGTAATTTCAAGTTGCGATGGTTCTTTTTTTGTGGTTTCTTTTGCCATTTTAGTGGTTTTATTTTGTTCTATAAATTTTTGTGTATCTACCTTTTGATTCACACCAATACTTTATCCATGCTACGTTTTGTTGCAAATAAATTATTTGACCACATAGGTAACATTTGTATTTGTATTTCATCTTTCAAGTAATAGTTTAAGTTCTTCTTTTGTCATCCTATCAGTAATATCTATTTCTTCATGACCACATAATATCTTTAAGCTAACAATTTCTCTACTCAATACATTGGTATCTTCAATGATATGTTGTCCATGACCTTCTTCTACTCTTGATTCAATTGTAAATTTTTCTTCAATGTCAGCAACCAATTGATAGAAATCTAAATAAATTTTTTTATCAGTCTTTGGCATTATTTTTTATTTTTTTTTGTGTCACCTGAAAATATCAATATAATCACTATGGATGCTAATATAACAACTGCTATTTCTAAAAATTCTCTCATATTATTTTAAATAAATTATAACTTTCCCTTTATGTAATTTTGGTATTAACTCTCCTTCAAATAACAATTCATCACTTGATTCACCACTACCTAGAAACTCATCTATCATTTCTATTTCACAATCTACTTCGTTATCAAGTATAAATTGAATATCCTCTTTTGTTATCTTTTCGTAGTAAACATCTTCAGGATAACCTCCATAGTTATGACCAATAAATCCAATTTGTTCATGTTCTATGGTAGTACCTTCCTCCACATCTATTGTAGGCATATCTTCCCACATTCTTAGTTTACATTTTTTACGCATATTAATAGTGTATTTCTTCTATTAAAGGTACGCTAGTTTTTTTATCACAAGTATCATAAAATGGACATTCCATACATCTAAGGTAGTTAGGTCTAGCTTCCAATTTAGAGGGGTTATTGTAGTGAAAATCTATGTAGTTCTTCATTTTAGGAACGAAAGTATCTTCATGCAATACGATATGTTCTTCTTGAATATTAGTCTTAATGATTTTAACCTTCTCAGGGTCTTTTGACGAAAATATAAAGAAGTAAAAAGGTATATCGTCTATACCAAAAATATGCTTTGCAAGGTATTTATAATGAATAGGTTGTAACAAAAGTTTAGACTTGTATGGTAAACTCTCAGTATGCCACCCATAGTCGCTAAATTTGTCGTCAAATAGGGCGGTGTACTTCAAGTCTATAATACACTCTTCGCCTTTAAATTTGGCTCTAATATCGCTTATTCCACTTGACCCATCATGAAACATATACTCACCTACTGACAATATCTCAATTCCATGCTTTTTAAATATTTCCTTATAAAGCTCGGCTGACTTAGTTGCTCTTTCATACTCGGCTGACATCTTTTCTTTCGCAGTTCCCTTATAAGAATAGTTTGCTTGAGGTATTTCATCCCCTTCTCTTACATATCTAGTACATAGATACTCGAAATAAATACCTAGTTTAGCTGCATCGCTTGTTGGAGTAGATTGTTTTTCAAAATATTGTTTGTATAAAGCTAACCCACACGCATTAATGTTTGGGTCAAAATAGTCAACATACGATTTTAAAATGCTCTGGCTGAGGTTTGGTTTTTTCATTTTTAATGGTTTTTTTTAAAGAGTTGTATATAAACAAAATTACATAAATTAATACATATAAAGTATATATAAAAAGTATTATTGTACATATAAATATAGATACTATAAAGTAGAATAAAGATTTTAATGCGTTAATCATAACTATTCTTTATTGAAATAATCGTTTTTCATTATTTTAAGTTCTTTTGCTTGTTGAATTACTTTCATTGCTTCTTCAATATTATTATATTCAACTACAATAGCTTCTTCTCTCAATATATCCTCATTCTTAAATTTATGGTTGTCGCAATATAAATTATCCCCCGTTGTCAAGTAAATGTTCTTATGATGGTCAAACGCATTAGTTACTCTCATTAAAGAGCAACTTTTAAATTCAGTATGATAAAACCTACAACTAGAGCACTTTCTAATCATAGGTAAGCTTTTTTGGTTCAGGTAAAATTCCATGTTTTTGTTTTAAAATAAGGTTATTTGTTGATTTTCAATCGAGGTTTCTTCTATTTTATAGACCTCTTTGTAAAATAAATATACCAAATCATTCAATTCATTCAAAAAATAAACCATATCGTCTACCATAGTAGTCCTACCCTTGAGGATAGTTTTCTTGGTATTTGCATCATATTTTTTAGTTACGAATCCATTTTCTTTGAAGTTAGCAAGTATTTTATTCGTTTTAGATTGTGTAAAATCTATGTATTCTTTAAATTGACCTCTATGCTTTTCTAATTCATAGATAGCGTTATTATTGATTTCATGTAGTGTATCACTATTCTTTTTATAGACTTGATATGAGTTCTCACACATCTTTTCGGCTAATTGTCTACGCTTGGCTTCACTCAATTGAGGCATTGACTCTTCTAAAATAAGCAAAAAATTATTGAATATATGGTCTTTTAAATGATTTTTCATTGTACTTTTGTTTTGTAGTTCGCTTACTTCTTTAGTCCGAAATTCGTGAAACTCGTTAGGAGCAGTCTAGGTTTGTGCCATTCTGCTCTTTTTTTGTGCTTAATATCCTCTAAGCTTGACTAACTCCTCCCATGACGACATCCCACAATTTCTAAATTTCATAAATCCCTTTTGTGTTAATTCTTGTATAGTCATTCCACCAAACTTTCTAGGGTCAATTAGTAAGTTGTGAAGCCTATTGGTCATTAAATCCTTTTCATATAGTTCATTAGCCCAATCCACTATCATAACATCATCATCAGATTTTGATTCTTTAGGAACTTTTTTGATAAGTTCTTTTTGTAGAAAATTAGCTATGTCAATACCCTTGTATTTTACATTTGAATTAATGCTAAAAAAATTAATTAAGTCTTGTATAGATTGTTCCATATTTTAATATATTTTTTTGTTTGTTTCTTTTATTTTTATATGTAATGGCTTGTCTCATTACCTCTTCATAAAATTTATATATCTTATCCTTGTTTTTAAAAACGAATAATTTTGACATTTGAATCTTGAGTGATTTTATAACCTTATCTATGTCATTGTTATTTCTTTTTAACATCCATTTTAATTTGTCACTTGCATTGCCAAGTCTAATATGAGTATAACCTTTAAAGTTTGTTTTATTTTCATTCATAAATTTAGTTTGTTAATTCATCTTCTAATTTTGGTTTATCAGGTTCAACCAATTGTTTCCATTCCATGTCAACGCTATCTAAATATACTTGAACAATTTCTCTATTTTTAGGTGTGTCTTTGTAGTAAATACAATCAGTCTTATAACATATAAAATCTTCACCAAGCATAGAAGCCATTATGGTCATATGCTCAAAACAAGTGTATCGTATGTTGTTGTACACTTTCTGCAATATAGGGTCGTATTTGAGTTGTATTACCTTATCGGTCATAACTCCATCCTTTATCACTTGATACTCCTTAATTGAGGCTAAATTTGCCAATGCAGCCAATCGTAGGGCTTTGTCCTTTATCAATAATCCCTTTTGATATGTTTTAGGTTTTATTATCCCATCTAGGAAAGCAATTCTCCAATAGGCATGGTCTACATCAGTAGCGGTAATTTTGCCACGAAAACTACGCATTTTAGGATTCCAAAAGTTGGTTGGTAATTTTTCTTTTTCTCGTATACGTTTATTCTCAATAAAGTCTTTTACTTCATTAAGTACGCTTCTAAATACCCATACATCTTTGGTAACTCTTTTGTTGGGGGAAGGGAAAAGAAACTTTCTATTTTGCCAAATAAGTTCATTAGAAAATGAGCCCTTTCTATAATAGGCTATCCCTTTTCTATTTTTTAACTTATCGAATATTATCTTTTCTTGGTGATGTCTAAGTATGGTAAACCCATTTTGTAGAGACATATTTTATGGTTTTTTTATGGTTTGTTTTTATATGCTAGTATGCTTTTCTTTTGTTTTTCAAATTGCTCTTTAGTTATCACTCCACGCTTCACTAATAGCTTCAACGAATTTAATGCATTTCTAACTGCTTTTGTGGTTTCTTTTTTTACTTCGGCAGGTTTTTTTACAACTGCTTTTTTTGCAATTCTCTTTCTCTTTCTCTTTTCCTTTTGTAAAGTCTTAAATTTATCAGCCAAATAATCTTGAACCTTGTCAACTTTCTTTTGTTCTTTTTGAGGTAAATCAAAATCAATAGGGTCATCATTGGCTTCAGGGGCATCGTTTATGTATAAAATATATTCTACATAGTAATTGTCAGGTGTACCATCATTCTTCTTTTTAGGCTTTAATTTGATAACTCCACTGAAATAAGCCATTCCACTCTCATTCTTTGCTAACTCCTCTCTAATGTTCTCTATTATCCTTTTAACCCCATCGCTATTGTAACTATAACTTCTAGTATTGAATATTTTTGTCTTACCTAGATAACCTGCATTTACTTTTACATCCAAACAATCAGGCAACACAGTTCTAATATGATTGTCTATCTCATAATATTCAACAAAGGCAAGATAAGCTTCAGATAAATAAAGAGGATTACATATTTCTTTTGGAGGTAGTGCTTTTACGATTCTTTTCAAGTCACTATTAATCTCTCTAGCTAGTATCTTAGTCTTAGCTTTGAATTTAGGATATAGTTCTTTTGATACTACATCTCTTCTCCTAGCTATCCCCAATCTTTGTTGGTTAGGTAACTTATCATTTTCTTCTCCCAACCTCTTCAATAAAAAATTATAAAGCTTTATCCCTTTCAAGCTAGAAACAACAACTTTATTTTTTTTAATAGCCATTTTTGATTAATAATGATTAAGTGAGGGAAACAAATTTACCTATTTTTTTATAAATACTTATAATAATCTCGCACAATATCGTTGAATCTATCACCTAATAAGGTTTCACGATTTAATAAACTCATTCTAAATTCAATTCTCAATAATTTATCAATCAAAATCACTGATTCACAAAGTATTGTATATGTATTAATATCGCTATTTCTAGCTTTTAGTATCTTTTTCCATTCCACATTGTATATTTTGGACATTGTAGTAAGTACTTTCTCAAATACCTCGTATTGGTGTATTGACTCATCTACTTTTAATGTATAAATAAAATCGTTTTCGAGGTACTTACTCTTTCGTAATTTCAGCATAACATTGCTTGGTATCATCTTTTAATGGTTTTTCATATTTCCTAATGTGTTCAAAAGGTAGAAACCTTTGTAACTCAAATCCTTGTTGCTTAAAGTTCAAAAATATTCCTTTTTCTTGTAAAAGTTTTTTTGGGAAAACATACAATTTGTCATCATCTAGTCGCATTGATATTTTATTAATATAAACGAATTGACCATTTAAAAATTCCCAATTAAACCCAAATCCTTTTGTTTTATAATGATAGTGCTTGTTATAATCCCTAACACAATGGAAGGTAGCTTCATTGACATCTACATATCCAATTAGCCTACGTTTCTTCTCTTTGATAAGTTTTAAATGAATAGTTGCATATTCATATTCTTTATTCTCATTATAAAAGGCTCTCATTATTAATTGATTACCTGCTTTATCTTGTTGACCAAATACTTTTGAACCTATATGCATAAGACTTATTTTATGGTTATGTTATAAAATTAGTGAATATACCCATAGTTTGTTCGTCTATAATAATAATGTTGATAACTATTCCTATAATGTTTATATTGAGAAAATAAATATCTATTTTGTAGGTTTTGATGGTAAATGTGTCTATAAGGAGCATAAATAGGGTATGTTGGGTAACACCCTTGTAACGATACTATAATAACAATGATTAAAATTAACTTTCTCATGTTATGCGTTTGAATGATTGTAAAATTGAGATTCTCCTTCCTCTAGTATGGTTGGTAATTCTTTATTAACGTACATTAACCACCCATTATGCCTCATCTTCAAAGATTGCCTCCATTGTTCTTGGTCTTGTCTTTGACATTTTGTTAACTCATCAGCTAATCTCAATCTAATTGTATTGGTCAATGACTCTCTAGCTTCTTCTAGTGAATTTGCGTTTGCAACTAAAATTTCATACTCAACGTAATTCGTGTCAATCCATAAAAATGTTTTCATATTATTTGTCTTTATTTTTTTTACCTAACCATTCATCATAATAAATGGCATAATCAATTAGTTTGAATAGTCCAAACCCAATTATTAATATTACAATTATTGTTATCATGTTATTTGTTTTTTGATTATTTTAATGTATCTCCAACTTTATATATCGAATCGGTATGAAACTCAATATCCCCTATATCTGCTTTTATGACAACTGCATACTTATAACTGAAATCATCAAGTTTTCTTATTGATTGAACTATTAATGGATTTGATACATAGGTTCTACATGATGTTAATGTGATTATCATTAATAATGTAATTATTTTTTTCATATTAAAATGCTTTTAAAGGGTTATTTTTTTTCTCATGATATTCTTTTCTAACTTTTTCATTGATACATTGTTTGCAGATTCCACTTTTGCCATCTACGTTATCTCTATTGATTGAAAAATCATTTAAAGACTTTTCTTTTTTACATTTCGAACATACTTTCATAACTATTTTTTTTGATTATATTTTTGGTTATAGTAATCTTCAGGTGATTTGTACTTTTGTTCCCAACCTCCCATTGGCAAATCAATACAAAAATCTCCATAATCAAAAGCTTCCATTATCTGCTCTTTTTCTTTTTCAAGTAATTCTTCAACTTCTTGTTGAGATAAAACAATCATATACTTCCCATCAAATGTTTTACCATAACCGCACTTTTCAATTAATTCTTGTATTGCTGTTTTGTTCATCGATTATTTATTTTTGATTATTTTAAATCAGTTATATTGCTAACTAAAAATTTAGAAAACTCATTTTTAAAATATCCATTAGGACAAACATCATATGCCCACTTAATG